CCAACGGTGTTGACTTCAAGTTTGACAACACCGAAGTCATCAACTGCACCAATGTCGCTGATGTCTACCTGCATGGCAATCTGATCGCTCGTATCGGTGAAACTTGGATTGAGTTGTTTGATGGTGGTTGGAAAACTGCTACCACCAAGTCCCGTCTGAATGCTATTCTTGCTGCACACGGCTGTGATGGTGAGCGTGTCTTCCAACAGAAAGGCCAGTGGTTCATCACTATCAACGGAGATAAAGTTCCTTTCTTCTCCGGTATGCGCCTGAACTGAATTTCTGCCCTGGTGATGACATTAAAAGCACCACCTCGCCATCACGTTTGATTCTTCGTTAACACTTTTCACCTTATCTTTTTTCTCATGGCACTCTACAACATCGCAACTGATCTCAACACTAAGGAGACGATTTGGGTTGCAACTAATGTCGTCAAAGGTCATACACAACTTAACTCTCACAGTTCTGAGTGTTTCAAACTTGCTGGCATTGATGGATTCTCTGCTGCTGAACTTGCAGGTCTTTATACAGATTATTCCGGACCTTTATACTCCTGAGTATAACTAACTCATTCGTTCTTCGTTTATAATCAACCAATGCAAATCTCCGACTTTCTGATCACTTCGTTTCAAAATGTACGTTCATCAAAGCGTACTGATGAACTGCACAAAGTGCTGCTCGATGAAGTTCTGAATTCGAATCCTGAGTGGGCAGAATATACCTGGGAATATGAATATCAGTTGTCCGTTGATGGTTTCGGCGGCACTTTTGATGTAGACATTGCTGGTTTCAGTGAGGGTCAACTTAAGGTTGCAATTCTTGCCAAAGCTATCAATAGCAATGTCAACAAAAATATCAAGAACTACGCGAACACCACTATCGGTGAAGCAGCGCGAATCATGTTTGCTCCTAATGCTGAGATGGAGAAAGTTCTCTTTGTGAGTATTCTTCCCCGTGTTGCACCTCGCTTTAACAAGGGCGGAGATGTTGTCGGATTCGATGATGTCCTGTCTGCAAAGTCTCGCACCAAGGTTAATGAAGTCTTGCAGGCACAGTATAACGGTGTGGTCGAATCTGTGGACCTATTCTTTGATATTAGCGATGTGCGGAACTTTACACGCTCCGAGCAATTTGATCAGATTGATGTAGAGAATCTGGATGAACTTGTGCTCGCCTGATTGATGCTGAGTGTCACGGACGAATGTGTTATCGTTCGTGACACTTTTTGCAGATGATGTGATTTTGGCAGTGTTTTTATGGGGGTTCGTTTATATTTTTGCGGGCGATGCGGTTATAAAAATCCCAACCTCCCCTAACCTACAACGAACCCAAATCGACCTCTAAATATCAGACTCAAAAAAAATTTCCCAGTATATAAAACGACCACAAAAACCCTCTTATGGCAAAAAAATTTCGCAGAAAAAATTCACCGTATTGGTCTTTTTGGAAAGTCGTGTTAGCTGGTTGGTGCGGCCGATATCCTCGCCAGATCTTCTGGAATCCTCTGATACGTTATCCAGTGTGTGTATTGACAGGTTGGGCAGCAGTTCGGTTGATCAACCTGATATTCTCATAAATAGATGCAAGGTGAAATTATGCAACCCTCATGGCATATCAAATACGAGCAAAAACAACAGGAGTTATATTCTGTGACGATCTGAAAACGAAAGAGGAAGCAGAGAAAAATCTGCTGACAATTCAGGGATTGATAGCGATCAGTGGAATAAAAACCGATTATATTGCAGACGACTTTGAAATTGTGAATGCCTCATCATAGATTGACAGATCATTCTATTTACTGTAAACTTGAACTTGAATAAAGGAAATTACTTATGGCAAAAGGATTTGTAGTGAAAGCAAACTCCCCCTTTGCACAGAAGGCACCCGAGTGGGATATTGCTGCAATTAAAGAGCGAATGAAAGGTAAGCGAATTGTATTCTGCCTACCTGGTCGTGGTTGCTCTTACACATTTCTGAAAAACTTTGTACAACTCTGTTTTGATATGGTTCAAAACGGAATGAGTATTCAAATTTCTCAGGATTATTCATCCATGGTGAACTTTGCACGTTGTAAAGTTCTTGGTGCAAATGTTCTTCGTGGTCCGAAGCAAATTCCCTGGGATGGAAAACTGGAATACGATTATCAACTTTGGATTGATAATGACATTGTATTCAACACTGAAAAATTCTGGCAACTGTGTGATCTTGCAGTTCCTGAAAGTGGTGAAGAACGTGAGATTGCATGTGGTTGGTATGCAACCGAAGACGGTCATACAACCTCTGTTGCTCATTGGTTAGAGGAAGAAGAGTTTCGTAAGAACGGTGGTGTGATGAATCACGAAACTGTGGAATCGATGGCAAAGCGTAAGAAACCTTTCATTGCGGACTACACTGGTTTTGGTTGGGTCATGATTAAGAATGGTGTATTTGAACGTATGGAGTATCCTTGGTTTGCTCCAAAGATGCAACAGTTTGAGTCTGGTGCAGTTCAAGACATGTGTGGCGAAGACGTGAGCTTCTGTTTAGATGCAAAGGAACTGGGTATTGAGACCTGGTGTGATCCTCGCATTCGTGTCGGTCATGAAAAAACTCGTATTATCTGATGAGAATTCTTTATAACGGTAGAATCATTTATCGGAATCTCAGTCATGAACAATGTGCTGAGATTCTTGACGAATTATCCGAACAAATTTACAATGATAAAATAGATCCAACAGAAATTGAAGTGGAGGAAGACTAAATGGCACAAACAAGAAAGTCGTTATCTGGATCAGCAAAAATTGAATCTCATCCCAAGAACACACGGCAGGGATGTGGCAAGTCGAAATAATGCGTAAAAGCCCTATTGAAAACAAGGTAAGTAATCGTAAAGATCTTTCATGTATTTGGAAGATCTTTTCTTATAGATAGCAAAGAGTCTTATATGCGCGTTCCTGAGTAGACCCAAAACTCCTGACTCTTATTTAAAAACAAAACTTTATGGCATATTTAAATCATAATCTTCCAACATTCACTTGTTACATTCGTAATGAGTTTCTTTACAATCATAAACAGGGGCATGAAGACGTTACCTTATGTGATGTGCATTCAGTAGCATCAATTGAAAAAAGAGTTCCACTATTTGAAACATTTTTAGAGAATGGTGTGAACTGGACTCGAAGACCAATTCATGCATTTTGTTGGAAACCCGATGCAATTGTTCCAAAATTGGAAGATTGTATGTGGTGGGACTGCTTTTCTCCTTATATTGATGTTCAGATTCGATCTCGACTTGCGGGACTACGTGCAGAATTGATTAATTATCGGGAAGAAAGGAATGAAGGAGTCTACATGTTCACGATGGATTGGTCCTGGGAGTCAAAATCGACTCTAAATACTAATTTCAGTGAGACTCCTGAACATAAATGTGCTCATTTTTTCAAAATGGACAATGGAAACTTCTATGCATATCCAAATAACAAGATCATATGGTATGATGATGCTTGGATTTGCAATAGAATCACTCAAAATCCTGGATATTTAATTGACATGAACGAATATTCAGTTGAGAATAAGAGAAAAATTGAGACTTCTGACAACTTTATGTACTAAATTTTAATTTAATCGGGATGGCAACCCCGTAAAAAGTTCTAATTCAATCGAATTAGGAGCAACATGTCAAATTTACCCGTTGATAGAGATCAAAATTACATGTATCAGATGTGGGGAACAACCTCACTGATCACAGATTACTCAAAAAACACGAATCAGAAAGAAATTCGAGAGGTTGTTGGGGATTCAGAAACTCCAATAAAACATAATTTTGAAAAACAAAACAAAATTCACGCAAAAATTCGCAATGATGATGATTATGATGATTGGGAATATGGAACAGAGCCACTTTATGGATAAAAAGGGAATTTTGATGTAATAAATATGATAGAAATATAGTGTTTTTCGATGCCAGTTGAGGTTCAACAACGAACATCACTCGGATTTAAAGACCTCAGCATGTCTTTTCAAAAAAATCCGTTGACAAACGACCTGATTGCACTTAATCATGCAAATGCGATTGCTCAATCAGTTAAAAATTTAGTTTTAACTGATCCAGGAGAAAGATTTTTTAATCCTGATCTTGGAACTGGTATTTCGCAGTCACTTTTTGAGAACATTGATGTCATTTCATCGTCTCAAATTCAAGTTTATGTTGAAAATACCATTCAAAACTACGAACCACGAGTCAGATTGCAAGAAGTTATCATTGTTCCAGATTTTGATAATGGAATTTTCAATGCAACAGTAAAGTATGAGATTGTTGGAGTCGATATACCACAACAAGCACTAGCATTTCCCTTAGTTAAAACCAGGTAGATAAATGCCACTAGTTAAGTTTGCCAATTTAGATTTTGATCAAGTCAAAGAGTCTATCAAAGACTATATCAAATCTAACTCAAATTTCACTGATTATGACTTTGAGGGATCAAATCTCTCAGTGATTATTGATGCACTTGCTTATAACACTTATCTTTCCTCTTACAACGCAAACATGCTGAGTAATGAGGTTTTCATTGATTCTGCAACACTCAGGGAAAATATTGTTTCATTAGCAAGAAATATTGGTTATACTCCTCGTTCAAGAAAAGCAGCAAAGGCAAATATATCTTTTTCAGTAAATGTTGGTTCTTCAACTGCTCTAACTTTAACTTTAAAAGCAGGAACAGTTGCAACTTCAAAGCAAAAATTTGGAAATTTATCATTTTCTTTTACAATTCCATCAGATATTATAGTTCCGATTGTAAATGGAACAGCAAATTTCAGTAATATTACAATTTACGAAGGAAATTATATTACTGAAAACTTTACAGTTAATACAAATATACCAAATCAGAAGTTTGTTCTTGGAAATGAGCATATTGACACGTCAACTTTGGATGTAAAAGTTTATCCAACGTCTCAGAACACTTCATTTAAGCAATATAATCTCAAAACTGATCTTTTTGATGTAATTTCAGATTCACGAGTTTACTTTATTGAGGAAATTTCTGACCAAAGATATGAAATGTTCTTTGGTGATGGAGTTTTTGGTAAAAAATTAGATAATGGGAACTATATTACAGTAAGTTACACTGTAACAAATGGAGAAAATGGTAACGGTGTCTCTTCTTTTGCCTTTGCGGGAAGAATATTTAACAATAATGGAACATTAGTAACCTCAGATATCTCGGCAATTACCACAAATTCAAATTCTACTGGTGGACAAGAGGTTGAATCGGTGGATTCGATTCGAAAATATGCCCCAAAAAGATATTCTGCTCAAAATAGAGCGGTAACAGCGTCAGATTATGAGGCAATGATTCCAAGAATTTACCCAGAAGCAGAATCTGTGACTGTTTTTGGTGGCGAAGAATTAACTCCTCCAAAGTACGGAAGAGTTTATGTTTCAATCAAACCAGTAAATGGACAATATCTTTCAGCATCAATTAAGGATAATCTTATAGATGAGCTTCGTAAGTATAAAATTGCAGGAGTATTACCTGTAATTCTTGATGTTAAGTACGTATATATTGAATTTAATTCAACAATCTTCTATGATCCTTCCTTAGGATCAAACGCAGACAATTTAAAATCAGAAGTATCTCATTGTATTGAGATGTATGCAGATTCAACAGAGTTGAATAAGTATGGAGCAAAGTTCAAATATAGTAAATTTACAAAAGTAATCGATGATTGCACAGATGCAATTACTTCAAATATTACTAATATTTTCATTCGTAGAGATCTTGCACCAGTTCTAAACAGTTTTGCAGAGTATGAGATTTGTTTTGGTAATCGTTTTCATGTGAATCCAAATGGTTATAACCTAAAAACTTCTGGATTCAAAGTAAATGGCATTGCAGATACTGTTTACTTTTCTGATGCTCCCAATCCAGATTTATTGACTTCTGATGCTCCCAATCCAGATTTATTGACTGGTGATATTTTTATGTTTAAAGTTGATACTACTACACAAGCAGGGATTGTATTAAAGTCTGTTGGTACTATTAATTATGAAAAGGGTGAGATTTTGATTGATACAATAAAAATTACATCCACGTCAAAAACAAATTCACAAGGACCAATCATTGAATTTGCTATAAAACCTTACTCCAACGACGTTATTGGAAAACAAGAGTTGTATTTGCAACTAGATATTAATAACAGCATTATTAATATGCTTAAAGACGATATATCATCTGGTGCTGATGTCTCGGGATCGAGATATGTAGCAGCAAATAGTTGTGCAGACACGGGAAGCCTAATCAGACGTTAAAATAAATCATGATCAATAAAAGAGTTAAAATTAGCACTGTTCTAGAAAGTCAGTTACCTTCGTATGTAAGGGATAATTATCCTCTTGCTGTTCAATTTTTAAAAACTTATTATAGATCACAAGACTCTCAAAGTCTTCCAGCTGATATTTTATCAAACATTGATCAATATGTTAAGGTTAATAACCTTACAAATCTGACCACACAAACCTCTCTGGGAAGCACAATTCAGAGTGGTGACTCAACTATCGCTGTAACAAGTACACAAGGGTTCCCAGACCAGTACGGCATCATACAGATCAATTCTGAAATCATAACTTACACTGGTATTACAACAAATTCGTTTACTGGATGCATTCGTGGATTTAGTGGCATTAGTTCCTATCATGCTCCAAATCAACCAGATGAATTAGTATTCTCATCAACAGATGCATCAACTCACAAAGGTGGATCAACTGTTAAGAATCTAAGTGTTTTATTTTTAAACGAATTTTTTACAAAGACTAAAAAGCAAATTTCTCCTGGATTTGAAAATAGAGACTTATATCAGGACATAAATCAAAACGTTTTTGTTAGACAAGTTAAAGACTTTTATTCGTCAAAGGGTGCTGAACAATCTTACGAAATTCTTTTTCGTGCCCTTTATGGTAAGGATGTTGAATTAGTTCGACCAAGCGATCAACTCTTTATCCCTTCGGATGCTGGTTACAGAGTTACAAATGATCTTGTTGTTGAAACAATAAGTGGTGATCCAGAACTATTAGTTAATAAAACACTCTTTCAAGATTTAAATCAATATCATAATGCTGCAAGTGCAACGATTTCGAATGTAGAAAAAATTTTTAGAGGAACTGACACATTCTACGTTTTGAACCTTGATGCAGAATATGGAAGAGATATTGACACTGTAAGAGGATCTCAGAAAGGAAAGTTTGTAATAAATCCAAAAACGCAAATTTTAAACACAGTTGCAATTGGAGCAACAGTTATTGATGTTGACTCAACAGTTGGATTTGCATCAACTGGTCAAATTGTCGCAGCTCTTTCGAATGGTACAACACAAACAATCACGTATTTATCGAAGTCATTAAATCAATTTTTTAGTGTCTCTGGTATTACTCAATCAATGCCTGAGGCACAGGAAGTGCGTCAAAACACAGTGGTTTATGGGTATACATCAACATCACAAACAAACCCCGTGCAGGTTCGTATAGGTGCCGTTCTTGAAGATCTGATTATACCTTCTAATAACTATCTTTTTGAGAAAGATGATAAGTTTGAAATTCAAACCCTAGGAAAGAAAGTTGAAGATACAAGAGCAAAAAATTGGTTGTATAACTTAAAAACAACTTATAATGTTAAATCAATCACTGAGAGATCTTTTGGATCTCAAATTTATGATGTTGTAACTTTTGATGAAAATATTTTTCTGGTCGGAGATACTGTTGTTCTTACTGACAATACATCTACAACTTATACATACACAATCTCTAATGTAATTAACAATAAGAAATTTACAATATCTGGTGGATCTTTACCAACTACTAGAACATTTACTGCGAAAAGGCAAATACTAAAAGGAAATTCAGTAACATATTCTCATATCTCAAAGTATATTGCAAATGTACAGAATACTTACGTTAAAGAAAGTGATCTATATGTTACTTCAAATTCAATTCCACATTACTCTAATAAACCACTAAATCCAGAAAATTTTACGGTTACATTCTCTGGAACTTTTTCTGGAACAGAAATTTCTATTGGAAATCATCCATTCTACACTGGTGATGCTGTTCAATATGTTGGAGAAGGTCTTAATATTTCTTCTGGAACTTATTTTGTTAAAGTTGTCAACTCAACAACAATTAAATTAGCAGCAAGTAAGCCAAATATTTCAAATGATATTTTCTTTACTATTAGTGGAACAACATCTAATGCAATTATCACAAGATATGGGTATAAGGGAAAAACTTTTGAGATACAAAAATTAATTCGAACGATTAAAGAACCAGTTACAGATAAAGACAAAGTAGAAACTGTTGAAGGTCCAACAGGTATTCTTATTAATGGTGTTGAAATATTAAACTACAAAACAAACGATGCCATTTATTACGGTGAGATTGAAGATCTAATTGTCACAGCAGAAGGAAGTGGATACGATATTATCAATCCACCAGTAATGACTATATCAGATAACTCTGGAACTGGTGCAAAGGCAAAAGTATCCGTAAATGGTGGATTGGAAAGAATTGATATCATTTATCCTGGTGTTGATTATCTCAGCACCCCATCTATAACAATTAATGGAGGAAATGGTAAAGGAGCGGTTGCAGAAGCTTCATTGATGGAGTTCAAGCACAGTAAAATTTTTAATTCAGTTTCTCGGGCAAATCAAGTTGATGTTCTTTTTGATATTATTACTTTTGGCGAAAGACATGAGTTTAGAGATGGTGAACGTGTTTTCTACGAAACTAATGGAGGAAATCCTGTTGGTGGTTTAGAAGATAAGCACGAATATTATGTTGGTGTTGTTGATGCATTTAGAGTTAAATTTTATAAAACAGAAATTGATGCTGTTAATGGGCATGACAGAATTAATTTAACTTCCAATGGAACTGGAACTCATACAGTCAGTACATGTGAGAATAGAAAAAAAATAGCTTCAATCAGAGTGATTGATAGTGGAACTGGATACGAAAACAAATATAGGGAAACCAGTATTATTGGTATTAATACCGCAGCAAATACTATTACTATCAAGAATCACGGTTACAGTAGTGGTGATATTGTAACTTATGGAACTACTGGTAATGAGATAGTTGGTTTATCTACTGCATTAACATATCATGTTACCAAATTTGATAATGATAATTTTTATCTATCAAATGTTGGCATTGGAACTACAATTAGAGACTTATATTATAGATCGAGAGAATTTGTAGATCTAAAAACAGTTGGAAGTGGAACACATTCATTTAACTATGAACCAATTACTGTGCAAGTTTTTGGCAAGATAGGTTTATCAACTGTTACTACAACAAATAGCATAGAACCAAATCCTGGTGGTATTAGATCTGGTATTGTAACTTATACAGCAACATCAGGACAAACAACATTTAACTATTCATATATTGCAAATGTTGGCCAACCACAACTTCTTGATGTTTTTATGAATGGTATTAGACTTGATTCAACAGATTATGATGCATCAAGTGGTTCTCAGGTTATTTTAACTGATGCAGCATCTGGAAGTGAAGTTGTTGAGATAGTTGGTTATGCATCTACTATCAGAACTCAATATGCAAAAGTTTCTGCTGGTTTGGGACAAACCAATTTCCCATTTGCATATACTCCTGGATTTGTTGACGTAGTTTACAATGGCGTAACTCTTCCAAGAAATGAATATGAATCTGATAGTGGAACATCTATCATTTTAGACTTGGGTGCTACTGCAAGTGGAGATATTGTAGAGTTAATTGGATATCCTGGTATTAGTAGAATTGAAAAAACTTTTATTGCTCAGGCAAATCAAACAGTATTTACATTTCAACACCCAACTAAGTTTGGATTATCTGGGTTGTTGGATGTATACATCAATGGTATTAAATTACCAAAAGAAGATTATGACGACACCGATTCTGCACTAATTACCCTCAAAGAAGGAGCCATATCTGGTGATACTATATTCATTTCATATTACTTCATTAGCGAACTCATAAATTTAGGAGATAATTTCAACGCAAGAGTTCAACCTATTTTTAGAGGAAACATTGAAACTGCGTTTTTAACAAATAAAGGTGCAAATTACGGATCGGATGCAATTTTAAATTACAAAAGACAACCACTATTTGAATTAAACAGCGGATCTGGTGCAGAATTAATTTCAGTTATCAATCAAACAACTGGTGGAATACAAGATATTTTGGTTAAAAACGTTGGTTCTGGATATAATGCTCCACCAAATCTTAGAATAGTTGGTTCTGGATCGAGAGCAATTTTAGTTCCAATCATAAACAATGGTATTTTAGAATCAGTAAAAGTAATAAATCCTGGCGTAGGATATAATCAAAATACAACATCTATTGAAGTAACATCAGCAGGATTAGGAGCAAAGTTTGAAGCAAATCCAAAACGATGGAATGTTAATTATTTTGAAAGATTGTTACAAAGAAAAAAAATATCTGATGATGATGGAATTCTTGTTCCAGATAAGAATGATAATCTCCAATACGTTCACTTATATGCACCAAGATCTTTAAGGGAAGAAATTTATGGCATCAAAACCGTTAATGGTGTTGATATATTTAAATCAGATTTGACAAAGGATACTAATGGAAACGAGTCGGATACGTCTTTCCATTCGCCAATTATTGGATGGGCTTACGACGGAAATCCAATTTATGGTCCATATGGATTTGATCAACCAACAGGTGGTATTGTAAGAAGAATAACATCTAGTTATGCAAAAGTGTCCAAAGTTGAAAGACCATCTTTACTCGACTTCCCAAGTGGTTTCTTTATTGAGGACTGGGAATATAATGCATCTGGCGATTTAGATGAGTATAATGGAAGATTCTGCGTTACGCCAGAATATCCAAAGGGTGTGTATGCTTATTTTGTTACTATCGATGAGAATTCGGAATCAACTGGTCCATTTAAAAATTATAGAAAACCCGTTTTCCCATATGTAATTGGAAATTCATTCTATTCTAAACCAATTGATTTTAATTATCAAAATAATTCAAATCAAAATTCTATTGATTTAAATTCAACTGGATGGTTAAGAAACACGAATCCATATAATTTAACAACGGGAAATACTTCTTATCAGTATATTTTTGATCCGAATAAGATTAAAAAACAAACTTCAATTGTTGAGTATGCAAATCCAGGATCTTTGGAAAGCGTTGACATTTTATCATCGGGTTCAAACCATAAAGTAAATGATTCGCTTTTAATTTCTGGAACTGGAAGAGGAGCATCTTTTAAGGTATCTTCTATCAAAGGAAAAGAAATTACGAAAATTAGTGTTGCAACAACTTACATCGAAGATGTTGAGTTTTTAGCATTGGACAATGATGGTAATTATCTTGGCATAACACCAAATCCACATCAACTCAATGATTTTGATGTTGTTTCAATCGCAGGGATTTCCACATATAAAAATGATTTACAGAAGAATTTTAAAATAAGAGTATTCGATAGCACCCTGTCTTTGGCTTCGAGTATTTCCTCAGCAACTAATACTGGTGTTGTTACAGACATTCAACTGACAAATATTCCACCATATCCATTCATTTTGGAAAATGATATATTAACTATTGGGAGTGAAGATGTTCAAATTCTAAACGTTAATAGAGAAAAGTCAAAAATTAGAGTATTGAGATCACCAGTTGGATCTTCTCACACAATATCTACACAAATTAGACAGAAATCCAGAAGAATAAGAGTACAGACAAATAGAAAACAGTCAGATTCTTCAACTATAAACAGACAATTTTATTTTGACCCAAAGACAAGTGTTGCCCTTGGATCCACTTGGGGAGTTGGAATAACATCATCTCTATTTTTGGGAGTTATTGAGCATCAATCTCCCGTTTCTATTTCAACTGGTTCTACTTCAATTTTAATTTTCCAAAAGGCAGCAGACATTAATAAGTTTGCTGGTGGTGGATATATTGCCCTGACAAATGCTACGTCATCTGGATTTAATCGAGATGAAGTAAACATTCTTTCAGTAGGAACCACTTCAATTAATATTGATTTTGATAGTTCAAATCTTTCTGGATTAGGAGTTACAATATATCTAAACAAATATGAAGTTGATGAAGTTCCAACCAGAACTATTTTAATAGAAAATCATGGATTAAAAACAGCAGATAAAATTCTTTATAAGTCAAATGGAGGAACAACTTTATCAGTAAGAAGAGTTTCAACATCATCAACACTAACACAAAACCAAGAATTATTTGTTAAGAAAATTTCTGATGATTTGATTTCAATAGCTCAGACTATTGGAGATCTAAGCAGCGATGACACAATTCTACAATTTATCGGAATTGGAACGGGAACCTTTCATAGTTTTGAAACGGTAAAAAATGATGTAATCATTGGACAAATTGAAAGAAATCAAGTGACTGTTGCAACAGCTTCTACTCACGGATTATCATTAAAGGATGAAGTAACAGTCAGTATTGATGTTGGAATAACAACTACAATTAAGGTTGTATATGATGATTATAATAGAAGAATTGTAATTAATCCTAAGAACTTTACTTCATCAGATATAAATCTGAATACAGATACAATCAGAATTAACAATCATGGTTTCTATACTGGACAGAAAGTAATATTCAGTTCTTCTTCAACTACACAGTTAGACAATAACATGATTTATTATGTTATTGTTTATGATGATAATAAAATAAGACTATCAAATTCATATTACGAAAGTGTTTTAGACGTTCCAGTATATAAAAACTTTACCTCTGTCTTTTCTGGCACAATATCTGCGGTAAATCCGCAAGTAAAATATTATTCGAGTCAAAATGTTATTTTCGATCTTTCAGATTCTTCACTATCATTTGTTAAAAATGAAGTAAGTGAATCTGCATTTGATTTTAATTTATATACAGATCAAAATTTTGAAAATGAATATCTAACTTCGCAAGACACTGGTTTATTTAACGTATCTAAAACAGGAAGAATTGGAATTGATACTAACGCAAACTTAGTTTTCCAATCTTCCAACATTACTCCACAAATTCTTTATTATGCATTAAAACCAAGATTTGGAATAAATCAACCAGTAAAGTCATCAATCATTTATGATAATGAAAAAATTGATAATGCAAATACGATAATTCAAGTTCCAAGTGTTTACTCTGGAAGACATCAATTAACTTCAATTGCCTCAACTTCTTTCACATACACAGTAAGTCAGCAACCTGAAATATCTGAATATGATTTAATTTCAAATAAAATTTCGTATGAGACAAGTTCAACCACTGCTGTTGGACCTATTTCTTCAATTAGAGTATCATCTGGTGGTTATGGATATTCAGATATACCCAAAATTGATGCACTATCATCCACAGGATCTAATTCTTTATTGAATGGCATCTCAACAAGTATTGGAAAAATTAAAAAAATAAAAATTGAAGATATTGGATTTGACTATCCAACTGATAATACTCTAAGACCAACAGTAAAACTTTCAAACATTTTAAATATTGAAAGATTCAGTTCTTTTGACAGTATTGGTGTTTCAAGTGCTGGAAAGGGTTACACAACTCCGCCAGAATTAGTTGTTATTGATAGTGTAACAAATAACGTTATCGATGTTAAATTGAAATATGAGATTGGAAATCCTCAGGTAAAGATTATCAAAAATACCAGAGATTTATATGATGTAAATCCAATAATTATTCCAACTAAAAATTCTAACGGAGTTGGAATAAACACAGTTGCATATAATCAAACTTCTAAAAATGTTACTGTTACATTAGTTGGTTCATTTGCAACGGTTGGTGGATTCCCATTCTCAGTTGGAGATAAAGTTTTCATTGAAAATATTGGCATTACAACTGCTGGAAAAGGATACAATTCAAATCAATATTCATATTCTACATTCACTTTAACACATATAGATCCGAAATATGGTGGATCAAATCCAACTATAACCTATAATCTTGCTTCTAATCTAAAAAATGGAGAATATCCTGGTCAGTTTGATGCACTAAATTCTGCTGGTAGAGTTATACCAGCAAAAGACTTTCCAGTATTTACGATCAAATTAAAGCAAAATGATTTCTTATTAAATGAGAAGATTAAAAATAATACTAATGGATCTTCTGGATTCGTTGATAAATGGAATCCACAAAGCAATTTGGTAAAAGTAGTATCTCCTTTTGGATCATTTATTATTGATGATGTTATTGAAGGGGAAACCTCAGGAACAAAAGCCATTATCAATAAATCAACTTCGTTTGAAACTGAGTACAAATTGGGTCCATCTTCAAAGGTTAGAAAAGGATGGAAGAGAGAAACAGGATTTTTAAATAATGACACTCAGAGAGTACAAGATAGTGATTATTATCAGTATTTTTCATACGCTTTAAAATCGGAAGTCTCATATGAGACTTGGGACGAACCAGTACAATCTTTAAATCATCCAGCTGGATATAAAAAGTTTAGCAATTTATTGATCAATAGCAAATCTGCTATTGGAATAGGAACTACTCAGGATGGTGGAGATTTCAGTGCTATAACTGATATTATTAATGTTGTTGATACAAATTGCTATTTTGACTGGGATTTAGTTGATGAGAACTTTAAGTACATTGTAGGAAACGTAGCATCCGATGAGATAATCTTTAATTCTAAGTTGATTCAAAATTATTTAGAATCTGTTGGTAACAGAGTTTTAAATATTGATGATATAAGTGATCAATTCCTAAGTGATGAGAGAACTGATAGATTTAGTGTAGTTGATACGTTTAATTTATCGCAACGATACAAAAAGTATATCACTTATGTTAAGGATAAGAGATTTACAAATGAAAGACAAATAATGTTGGTAACATTATTGCATGACAATACAAAGGGATATTTAAGTCAGTATGGTCGAGTTAATACACAAAAAGATCTAGGAATATTTGAATTTGATGTTGGTTCTTTTGATTTTGGTATTACTAATTTGCAGGGACAATTATTATTCTATCCAAACAAATATAAAGTCAACAATTATGACATAAGCCTTGCATCTTATAATATTATAGATCAAACAACTGGAATAGGAAGCACGTCAGTTGGATCCGTTGCTCAAATATATTCATCTCGCTCAGTTATTTCTGCTGGTGCTGGGTTAACATCTATTCCTATTGTAAGTGTATCTTCAACTCATAGAGCTGCAAGGATTTTAGTTTCAGTTTCAACGACCGATTTTCAACATCAGTATGACGAAATAAGTCTTGTTAAAGATAAAGATAGAAACGTTTTAATGTTGGAATATGGACAACTTACAGACTCAACACTAACTGGATCTGTAATATCTGGATTCGGAACATATGATGCAAATGTCCCATTAAAAGTTATACCAACTGTAAAAATTTCTGAATATTTCAGTAGTTCTGGCGTTACAACTTCACCAGGAGGAACTGGTAGTGGACCATTTGGAGGATTTGCAGTTGGTCCACATACAAGGTTTACGGGAGTTGGAAATAGGAATCTTACTTTAAATCCAATTGATGCTAGAAATTATGACGAAATATTAGTAAAGGCAATTGTTGGAAATGATTCAAATGGTGGCGAAGATCCAGAACCTGGGGATGACCTTCGTGTTGGATATAGCACGGATGGAAGCAATTTTGTTGATATTGGTGTTATTGTTCCAACAACTGGTTCTGCAACTCTTCAAGAATATCGCGCAATTCTTCCACAAGCAGCAAAAACTTCTAGTACATTATTCAGACTAAATCAACCTACCAATAGTGGTAATGATTTTGATAACTATGGAGTCACACAAATGACTCTTGAATCTGATAGAATGGTTTTGGATTTCTATCCAAATGCGGGAGTTGCTGGAACAGTACATGCATTAACCATTGGTATGGGAATTACTGATGCAACTGGGATAGGATCTATAACATTTAATACTAATACTGTTGAAACAATTTACACGGGAATTGGATCAACATCAACACCAGTTGCTCGTAGAATTGCTGGATGGTCAACAGATAACTTTAATGCTGGATATTTAATTATCGGTATTGAGGATAAGACTAATGATGAATATGAATTTTTAGAATTAATTGCTGCACAGGATGATCTTGATCAATCATTTACTGAGTATGGTTTACTGCAAACAGATTCTGGAATTGGAACAATTGGAATTGCATGTACCAACTCAACTTTAAAGATTTTATACACTCCAAACGCTAATATTGATGTCGATGTCAGAGTGTGGCAGCACACTATGAGGTTAGTTGACAACTTCAATAGTCTCACTGGAATTAGTTTCAATAATGCAAGTTTAAATTCTGGAAATGGAACTTATGCTGGAACTGAGCTCGATATAAGAAGGTCTTTTGATCTGACTCATAATCAAAAAGATATCTTCCAAAGATATTTTAGTCCAACAACAGATCCAAGAGTAGGAGTTGCTACTGAAACGGGAGTTGTTAATTTAAGTGCAAATACAATTACTTTCTCCAATGAGCACTTCTTTACAACTGGGGAAGAGGTATTTTATTCATATCCAAATATTGATGGATTTTCTCCTATTGGAATTGCAACAACAACAATATCTGGCATTTCTACTGATAAACTTCCAGGTAACGTTTATCTAATTAAAGTTGATAAGTTTTCAATAAAAGTTGCTCTTTCGGCAACAGATTCTTTGGTAGTCCCTCCAAATCCACTAGACATTACTTCTGCTGGAATAGGAATATCTCATAGATTCATATCTAAAAAATCGAACCAAAGAGTTGTTGTAACTATTGACAATTTAATTCAATCGCCAGTAGTTGCAACATCAGTTACAACACACCTTACATCTACGGCAACATCGTCTGACGATCAGTTTAGTTTAAATTCAATAGAAAAATTATTTGTTGGGCAATTATTACAGGTTGATCAGGAAATTTGTTTCATTGATGCAATAAACTCATCGACAAAAGTTGTTGATGTGAGAAGAGGATGGATGGGAACAAATATTGGTATTCACACAACAGCAGTGGTTGTGAAGCAAGTTAAAGGAAATTACAATATTGTTGATAACACTATCAACTTTGTTGCGGCACCTTATGGCAAATCTCCAATCGGAACTGTAACAAATCCACCAGATGATAGAGATTTTGCTGGAATAACTACCAGTTCAAGTTTTGGTGGAAGAGCATTTATGAAGACTTCTGCAAAGAATTCTACCATTGAACCATATCATAAGAATTATATCTTTGATGATATCTCAGATTCTTTCACTGGAATTAAGACAGAATTTACTATTACCTCCGCAGGAGGAACGGTAAGTGGTATTTCTACTGATAATGCAGTTGTTCTGTTAAATGGTATATTACAATCACCAACAAGATTTGGTTCAAATCCAATTATAAACAACCAATACTTAACAGAAAAATCAGGAATAACTTCAATATTCTTTAATAGTTCTCCTGTTGGTGGAGAAATTGTTTCTGTTGATTCTACAAAGGGTCTTGGTTATCAACCACTTGTTGCTGCTGGCGGAACAGCAATTGTTTCTTCCGCAGGAACTATCTCTGCTATTTCTATTGGAAATAGTGGTTCTGGTTATAGAATTGGGATACAAACAACAATCAATGTATCAGTTGGAACTTCATCATTAACTATTTCAAATCTTCAAAAAGTTGGAACGGCAACAATTTCGAATGGAATTGTTGTAAGTGTTGCAATCACAAACCCTGGATCTGGATACACCTCCTCAAATCCACCATTTGTTGTATTCGATTCTCCATTCTCATATGAAAATCTAGATTTAAAATATACAGGAGGGACAACTGGTGTTGGAACGGGAGCTAAGGTAAGTATTGTAGTTGGTCAAGGATCTAGCATTATTGACTTTGAAATTACTAATGTTGGAAGAGGATATGAAGTTGGAGATAAACTTACATTTACTATTGGTGGAACCAGTGGAATACCAACTGACACTTCAAAATCATATAATGAATTCCAATTAACAGTAACGGAGCAGTATCAGGAACAATTTAATGGGTGGACTATTGGCAATCTAACTTTATTTGATGATATAAGTAACTTGTTTGATGGATTTAAAACTAAATTCCCACTTAGAATTGATGGAATACGACAGTCCATTATAGGAAGAGAAGGTTCTGGAATTGATGTGGCATATACTTTATTAATTTTCTTAAATGGAGTCCTTCAAGAACCAGGAAAAGCATATGAGTTCAATGGTGGTAGTGTTTTTTCATTCACAGAAGTTCCAAGAGAAGGTGATAATGCTACTATTCTATTCTATCAAGGCAATAAAGATATTGATGTTATCAATAAAGACATTCTAGAAACTGTAAAGGTTGGTGATGGACTCAGAATTTTCCCACCAGAGGCAGATAATCGTCAAGATGAAAGAACCGTTTTCTCTATTGACTCTATCGATGTTGTCACAACAAACACATATGATGGTCCTGGAATTATTACAACAGGATTACTTAGACCAGTAATTTGGTGCAAGCAGCGTTCAGATTCACTCGTTAATGGAAATTATATTCCAAAAAATAGAGAAGAATACGAATCTTTAATTTATCCAACAACAAATGTTATTAAATCTGTTTCTCCTTCGGACACAGAAATATTTGTTGAAGGAGCAAAAACTTTCTTTGATTCGGTAAATGAGAATCCATCTCCAATTGCAACAAGAACAACTGTTCAAATTATTGGTCAGGATTCTAAGGTATCTGCGGCAGCAACAGCAACAATTTCTGGAAGTGGTACAGTTACTGTCATAACCATAACAAACGCTGGTATTGGTTATACTCAACCACCTGTGGTTACTTTTGAAAGTCCAACTGGACTAGGAACAACTTCGAGAGCACAAGCAACAGCAACAATTTCTGGCGGAGCAGTTTCTACAATATCAATAACAAATGCTGGAACTGGTTATACACAAGCTCCAAACGTCTTAATCGCTGCCCCAAGTAATGACATTGAAACTGTCGCTGATGTAACTTACTCTGGTGATTTTGGTCAGATTACGGGTATTAAAACTACCAGCGTTGGAGTGGCACCAACGGGACTTGTATTTGATTTCTACATTCCAGAGAAGTCTTTCCTGAGAGATGCTTCGATTGTTGGAACTGCAATTACTTTAAGTCAAATTCAAACTGGATATCGATTTGTTGTTAAAAATTCGAACGTGGGTAATGGAGTAACTTCTTTAAATTCTAGTGGTTCTATTGTATGGAATGGTACGAATAACATTGATAACGTCTACGAAGTTGTTTCGGTCTCAATTGGACAATCTTATGTTTCTGCGGGTATTGGTACAACTAGTGTTATGCAAGTGACTGTAAGTCTAACTGATTATAATGGACTCACAAATCTAGGATATGGAAAAGTATTTGGTGAATACTCCTGGGCAAGAATGACAATTACAGGTAGAAGTGGGACTAATACTTTTGCAATATATAATAATGGATTATCTGGAATTGAAACGTCTCCTTTGGTAAGAAGGTTGAGTCCCCTAAAAAACTTTAATTATATCCAATAAATACATAAAAAACCTACAATGTCCGCTATTATAACTGATCAGTTCAGAATATTAAGTGCAAATAACTTTGTCACATCCGTGGCGTCAACTGCTAATGCATATTATACTTTCATTGGTTTGCCAAACGCCACAGATATAAGTTCTACATGGAACACGACTCCACCATCCCCAAAAGATAGTTTTTCGGAAGAGAATGATATTTGGGACACTGTTATTGCTCTAAAAAAAATAACGACATCTGATGTGAGACAAGTTATTCGTAAAATAACGTGGACTTCTGGAACAACATATGACATGTATCGTCACGATATAACCAGAGATAATCTATCAAAACCATCAAATTCGACAAACTTATATGATTCGAATTTTTATGTAATGAACAGTGAGTATAAAATTTATATTTGTCTACAAAATGGAACTGATCCCGAAAATACAAATGGCAGACCATCTCTCGATGAACCAAATTTTGTTGATCTAGAACCAAAATCTGCTGGATCCAGTGGAGATGGATATATTTGGAAATATTTGTACACTGTTAATCTTAGCGACATTATAAAATTTGATTCGATTGATTTTATTCCAGTGCCAACTAATTGGGCAACTAGCACAGATAATGCGGCAGTTAGAAATAATGCTGAAACTAGTGGTCAACTTAAAATTGTAACTATTACAGATAGAGGCGTTGGTCTTGGGACTGCAAATAGAACTTATACCAGAGTTCCAATCAAAGGAAATGGTTCTGGTGCAGAAGCAACTATTATTGTTGGAAATGATTCAAAAATTGAATCAATAAACATTTCAAAAGGTGGTTCTGGTTATACATATGGAATTGTAGATTTGGTTTCGGGAAATGTTCCCACAGGCACAACAACTCCTTCATTTAATGTGATTATTCCTTCACAAGGAGGTCATGGTAAAGACATTTACCGTGAATTGGGTGCGAGTAATGTTTTAATTTATTCCAGAATTGAAAATGATATAGAAAATCCAGATTTCATAACGGGAAATCAAATTGCCAGAGTTGGAATTGTTCAAAATCCAAAAGCTTATAGTTCTACATCTAACTTAGATTTTAGTAAAGCAAGTGGAGTATATGCACTTAGACTCACTGGAACTGCTGTAACGACTTTTACTCCAACTGCCGATAGTTTCATCACCCAAACTGTTGGTTTGGCATCTACCGCTGTTGGTAGAGTTATTTCATATGATAATGTAACTGGTGTCTTAAAATATTGGCAAGACAAGAGCATGGCTGGATTTACAACCAGTGGTGTTCAAAATTTAACTCCAAAGTATGGGTTAACATTGAATAAATTTGCATCAACAGTTGGATCTGGTGGTTCTACTCTTATCAGTAATGATGAAGTAAGCACTGGATTACAAATTGATACTTCATTTACTGGTATATCTACCGTAATAAATAATAGGACCTATAACCTTGGTCAATCGTTTATAAGTGGTGTGGCGCAACCAGAGGTTGAAAAATATTCTGGAAACATAATTTATGTCGATAATAGACCATCTATTACTAGATCGACCAATCAAAAAGAAGATATCAAAGTTATTTTGCAATTTTAAAGAATAATGCCACAGGAAACTAACTTAAACGTCTCTCCATACTTTGACGACTTTGATCCAACAAAGAATTATTATAAAGTATTATTCAAACCAGGTTATCCAGTTCAAGCAAGGGAACTGACAACCTTACAATCTATACTGCAAAATCAAACAGAGCAGTTTGGAACTCATATTTTTAGAGAGGGTGCAAAAGTTATTCCTGGACAAACGCTGTACAATACACAGTATAGTGTTGTTGAAATTGAAAACTCATTCACTGGAATTCCAGTGTCATCTTACATCAAATCTCTTGTAGGAACAACTATTAAGGGTGAGACCTCTGGTGTAAGAGCAAGAGTTGAATCTGTTCTTCTTTCAGCAGAATCGGATAGAGAAAATGCTTCTCTTTATATAAGTTATATTTCATCGGGATCAACAAATTCTGCACAGTCTTTTAGTGATGGGGAAAACTTACTAACCGAAAGTGGACTGCAAACGTCGAATATTATTTTCATTCCAAATGAAAATTTTGCAACAACTGTAAGTCAAAACTCAACGTCAGTTGCTTCTTCGTTTACAGTACAAGATGGAGTATATTTTTTAAGAGGAACATTTGTTAATATTTCTACACAGACAATTATTTTAGACCAATATTTCAACACCCCAACTTATAGAATTGGTTTCAATATTATTGAAGAAACGATCACATCAGATACCGATGAAACCCTTTATGACAATTCGCAAGGATTTAACAATTATACTTCTCCTGGTGCAGATAGATTAAAGATCACTGCCATCCTAACAAAGAAATCTATTTTAGATTTTGATGATAAAAACTTCGTTGAAATTGCAACAGTTCAAAATGGACTTTTAAGAAATACTCCAAATGACACGCAATATAATTTAATTAATGATACTCTTGCAGCAAGAACTTATGAAGAATCTGGTGATTACTACATTAAACCATTTAAGTTAACTTGTGTAGAATCTTTAAATGATGAAGAAGGAAATAATGGTATTTTTAAAAAAAATCAACTAACTTATAATGGAGGAACACCATCCGACAATCTTGCAGTTTACAAAATATCTCCTGGTAAAGCATATGTCCGTGGTTATAGAGTTGACACAACCGCGCCAACATTCTTAGATGTTGAAAAACCAAGAGACAGAAAAGAGTTAAAAGAGCAAGGAATTAATTATCTAACTGGCCCAGCAATTTCATTAAACAATGTTTCTGGATCACCAGTAATTGGAATTGGCAATACCTACGTTGTTAGCCTTAGAGATTCTAGAATTGCAAACAAAAATGTTTTTAATGGAAATGAAATTGGTGTTGCAAGAGTTTATGATTTCGCACTAGAAAGCGGATCCTACAATACAACAAATCCAGCATCGAATGAGTGGGACATATCTTTATATGATATTCAAACTTATACAAATGTTGTACTCAATCAACCAGTAACTCTTTCGGCATCCACTTATGTAAAAGGTAGATCAAGTGGAGCCACTGGTTTTGTAAAAACTGGCGTAACAAATCAAACAGAAATTCAATTACAAAGTGTTAAAGGATCTTTTATTGTTGGTGAAAATTTTTCATTCAATGGAACTGAAAACGGAAGAGTATCAACTGCAGTTACAACATTTGGCGTAGAAGATGTTCAATCAATTTATGGATTTGTTGGTGCTGCTGGAACATTCAATGCAGATACAACTCAAACCAAGAAATTAACCATAGGTGAGGCAACTATTTCTCTGCGTGATGCTGCAACCAATACCAGCATTGTAACAATTCCAAATCTTACTTTCTCCAAGGTAATTAAAAAAGGTAATCTAATATCATATTTTGACTCAAATAACTTTATTTTAGAAACTTCTGCATCAAAAGGAATCACATCAATTTCCTCAGCAGCAGGAGAGACTGTATTTGCGATAGAAAATAATCCTGGATATAATGATGTTTATGTAAACGGTATCAAATTAGCATCTTCCGAATATGTTTCTCTTGGTGCAACTGCAATTCAATTGAATGTTGGAACAAATTTTGGTGATGAAGTAGAAGTTAATGCTTTCGTCTCTGGAATTAGGCAGTCGCAAGAAGTTGTTGCATATCAAGGACAAACTGTCATACCATTCTCGACGACAACATCATTAACTACAACAGATAAAAATAATACTCAATTATACATTAATGGCATTAAAATTGATGATAGTTTATTTAATATCTACACTGGAACTGGTATTATTCACTTAAATACTCCTCCAACCGTAGATGCTTATGTTGCAATTAGAGAGTATGCTATTGGATCAAAAATTGGATTATCGACAGTAACAACATCTATTGCAACAACATCATTTACTGCTGCATATACGCCAGGTAGAGAAGAAGTATATGTCAATGGTGTAAAACTTCTCAAAAATACTGAATATACTGCAACGAGTGGAGCAGTTATTAATTTAGTAAATGACACAAATCCTGGTGATATTGTAGAGATTGTACAACAAAGTTCAATAACTGGTACTGCAACAACAATTACTGCGGTTGGACTACAAACTGGATATACCGTACCATCATATAATTCTGGATATGTTGACGTTTTTTATAATGGTGTATTGCTGAGACCAACAGAATTTATTGAAAACACAGCAACTGAAATTTATGTACCAAATCCAGCTGTTGCAGGTGATAGAGTTGAAATTATTTCGTATCCATCAGCGTCTTATGTTTCATCAGCAAGTACAATAACTTCATCTGAATCACAAGATGATTTTATACCAAATAATTCGTCAAAAGATTATGAAATATTTGTAGATGGCGTTAAGTATAACAAAAATGATTTTGTGCAATTTGCTCAGAACTCATCATTCTTACTTAACTATAAATTATTTACAAATGATTTGGTAGAGGTGATTCTCTATGGAAGTGGTAATTATTTTTCTGGTTCAAAATTTACAGCAACAAAGGGTCAACAAACATTCACGGTTTCATATACACCAGGATTTTTAGATGTTTACGTAAACGGTATTAAACTTGATTATTCAAACTATGATGCACTAAGTGGCACTTCTGTTGTATTTGGAGTTGGACTGAGTGCTGGTGACATTGTAGAGTTTATTTCATATTCAACATCAGCATTTAGCATACAGGCTGCTGCAACGGCTTATGATAAGTCTTATGCAAAAGTTAAGTCCATAGGAACAAATAATGGATTTACAACCCTTATAGTTGAAGGAACTACAAGTGTTGCTGGTGTCAATAATGGAAATTTACCAAAAAATACAATAAAAGTTTCGGATTTAGAAGTAATTAGTACAAAATTACCAGAATCTTTTGACAATACTCTCTATACACCGCTTTCAAGAAGAAACGTTTCAGATATTAATTTGTCATCTTCAAATTTAACAATTAGAAAACAGTATGATGTTGTTGTAAGTGCAAATTCTACCAATACGGTAATAGCAGCAGCAAATGAAACTTTCCTCCCTTTTGACGAAGAAAGATATATCTTAACTTTCTCTGATGGTACAGTTCAGGCTTTAAGGTCTGATATGTTCACGTTTGGTGCAGGTTCTACTAGATTAACTATAAACGGCATCAACGAGAGTGGAAATGCAAGACTGATTGCCACTTTAAGAAAAATTAATGTAGTTTCCAAAGCAAAAGAAAATCAGAGATCAAGCAGTTTGATTGTTTCATACTCAGCAAATGCTTCGTCTGGAATTGGAACAACTACGTTAAATGATGGTCTTTCTCATGGAAACTATCCATATGGAACAAGAGTTCAAGACGAAGAAATTTCTCTTAATGTTCCAGACATTATCAAACTTCGTGGTGTTTTTGAATCTTACGGAACAGATAATCCAAGTGCTCCCAGATTGTCCCTAGAATCGCTTACAGGACCAAATGCTACTACGGCAGATCTAATCCTAGGAGAGACCGTTAGAGGCGCTCTCAGCGGTGCCAGAGCGACATATGTTGAGAAAACAACAGACACCACAGTTGAAATTGTATATCTCAATCAAAAATCTTTCACGGTCGGGGAAATCCTCGTTTTTGAGGAATCTGGGATTGAATCTAGGGTTTCTAGCGTAACTGCTAATGGTAAAGATATTACAAGTTCATATATTCTAGATAATGGTCAAAGAGATACTTTTTATGACTATGGAAGAATAAGAAGAATCTCAGAAAAAGATTCTCCAAAGAAAAAAATTAAAGTTTATTTCCAATATGGTTATTATTCTTCAAATGATGATGGAGATGTCACAACTGTAAACTCATACAACTCCTTCAATTTTAATAAGGATGTTCCATATTACAATGAATTAAGAAATACAGACATTATTGATATTCGTCCAAGAGTTGCATCTTATACGGTTTCATCTGGTGCAAAATCACCATTTGAGTTTTCTGGAAGATCATTTGCACAATCGGGAAATAGTGCAAAAAATATTTTGGCATCTGATGAGCAGATTTTACTTGATTTTAAATTCTATCTTCCAAGAATAGACAAAGTTTTCCTCAATAAAAATGGAATATTTAAGTTGGTTCAAGGTGTATCTTCGGAAACACCAAATCCACCAACTTCAATTGATGATGCAATCGAGGTTGCTCAAATTTTCTTACCACCTTATCTGTATAATACACAAAATGCGTCTGTATCTCAACAAAGTTATAAGAGATACACAATGGCTGATATTTCTAGACTGGAAACTAGAATTAACAGCCTAGAAAAGTTTACAACACTTTCTTTACTCGAAACAGACACTGCAAACCTTTCAGTTCCAGATAAAAATGGCATCAATCAATTTAAGTCTGGTTTTCTTGTAGATAATTTCAAAAACAGTTCCAATCAAGATGTAAGAAACGGTGTAAAGAATTCGATCAATCCAAACGTCGGAGAGATAAGACCATCACACTACACCAGTGCGATTGATCTAATTTTAGGTTCAAATTCTATTATTGGAATCGGACAGTCATCTAATCCTTATGCTGATTTAAACTATGTAACGGATCTTCAAGGTTCAAATGTCAAGAAAACTGGCGATGTAATTAGTTTAGATTACACCACAACTGAATGGTTATCTCAACCATTTGCAACTAGAACTGAACAAATTTCACCATATCTGGTTAACTTCTGGGAGGGAACTCTTGATCTTACACCAGATTCGGATATTTGGGTAGATTCTGTAAAACTCGATCCAGAAAATCTCAATGTTGCTGGAAACTTTACTTCAACAATTGATAAAATTGCTAAGTTAGAAAATTATGATTCTCAAATTGGATTTATTCCCACTATTTGGGAGTCGTGGAACATTATTTGGACAGGAAATAGAAACTTATTGAATGATAAATCAGAAACAAGATCAACTTATACACAGTTCTTTAATAATAATGGAACTTCTTCAAATAATGGAGATCTAAGATGGATTGGTCTTGAAAAGAGTTCAGATGGTGTAACAATTGAATCTATCACATCCGATACTGATAAGACTTATTCTCAAACTATTGATACCCAAGAATTTGAAACTTTAACGGTTGGTGATAAATCAATTGCTTCGGAAATTACTCCATTTATCCGTTCAAGAAACGTAGAATTTGTTTCTAAGCGTCTGCAACCATATTCTAGAATGTATGCATTTTTTGATGGCGTAGATGTTAATAATTTTGTGGTTCCCAAATTGGTTGAAATTACAATGGATTCTGGTGTTTTCTCTGTTGGGGAAACTGTCAGTGGATTCTTCCCAGGAATTGATTATGATGATGTTATCAGTGGAGTGAATCCAAAGATTGCATTCAGAGTGGCAATATCAAATCACAAGTTTGGTCCATACAATGCTCCAACGGAAACACATAAGTTTAACCCATACAATTCAGATCTCACAGTTCCAGCTCAGTATTCATCCACATCAACACTTCTAAATATTGATACATATTCTCTTGCAAACAAACCACAAGGTGAATACTTTGGATTTATTGCAGTTGGAATGAAACTATATGGACAAACGAGTGGAGCACAAGCAACAGTTCAAAATGTCAGAATCGTAAACGATAGCACTGGAACTGCAATCGGGTCCTTCTATATTCCAGATCCAAATGTTGCAATTAATCCAAAGTTCACAACTGGTGAAAAAGTATTTAAACTGACTAATAGTTCAGTCAATAGTTCTTCTACTCGCGTTCTTAATTCTGTATCCGAGGACAAGTACTTGTCAGTTGGCACAATTGAAGCAGTTGAAGATGATATTGCTTCAATTAAGAGTCCTAAGAAGATTAGTAAGTTTACATTTAAAGATTCTGTTGTTTCATCTTTTGGTGGAAAATATATTGATCCTCTTGCACAGACTTTCATTGTTGATGATGAAACTGGTGTTTTCTTAACAGGTCTTGATATTTACTTTAAAGATAAAGATGATGAACTGCCAGTTACTTGCCAACTTAGAACTGTTGATTTTAATCAACCATCAGATGTAGTTCTTCCATTCAGTGAAGTTACTCTTGATGCAAGTTCTGTGGTGAAGACTTCTGATGCAACAACTCCAACTCACTTTGCATTTAATTCACCAGTTTATCTGGAAGGAAAGAGAAATTATGCAATTGTTTTATCAACTAATTCAAATAACTACAAAGTTTGGACATCTAGGCTAGGTGAAGTTGATAAAAAACCATCATCTTCTTCACAAGTCTTGGTTTCAACTCAACCAATTCTCGGCGCACTATACAAGTCACAAAATGCATCAAACTGGCAACCAACAGTTACAGATGATTTGACATTCAAACTGTATAGAGCCGAGTTTGCAACTAGTGGAAGTATTTCATTCTTTAACCCCGATTTAGCAGAAGGAAATGCACAAATTCCTATCTTAGTACAAAATCCAATTACATCAAATTCAAGAAGAATTAAGATTGGTATTTCATCTGCACTTTCTGATAATAATTTTATCCTTGGCAACAGTGTGATTCAACTTTCAACTGGTGCTTATGGCAATTATGTTGGGTCAGTTGGAAAGGCAAGTGGTCTGTCCATTTTAAATGGCGGACTTGGTTATGCTCCATTAGAAGGAAATGAAATTTATTCTGCGGTTGCATTAAAAACTTTAACTGGAACAGGAAAAGATGCAACAGCAAATATAACAGTTGAAAATGGTGTAGTTGCAACAATAGCATTAGTGTCTGGTGGAACTGGATACTCTGTTGGTGATGTTTTAACCGCAACTTTTGGCACAACATCAACTGGTACTAACTTAAAGATTAATGTTACATCAGTGAGCGATGTAAATCAATTGGTCATTGATAACGTACAAGGTAACTTTATTGCGGGTGTTGCTAACACAATTTACAAATATACTAGTGCAGGGGTAACAACAGCGATTATAAATTCCTCTGGATCTGAACTGTACATCTCTGATGCAATAGATGTAGTATCTGATGGATTGCACTTTAAAGTCAATCACAAAAACCATGGTATGCATTCAAATACAAACTATGTAACATTAAAAGGTGTACTTCCAGACGTTTCTCCAACAACTATTACTGTTCCTTATACTAAGGACTATAATGGAGAGATTGCAATTGGAAGTGTTTCTGGATTTGAAATTTTTGAAAATCTTCTAGTATCTGGTGCAAATCCAGGATACATTCTTGTCAATGAAGAAATCATTAAATATGAAGGTGTAAGTAATGGTCAACTTATCACTATTACCAGGGGAATTGACAACAGTGTAAGAAAGGCAATTACTAGTGGTGATGTGATTTATAAGTATGAGTACAGTGGAGTTTCACTGAGAAGAATTAATAAGACACACAGATTATCCGATTCTACGGTTGCAAATTCAGTCGGATTGAATTACTACTACATTAAATTAAATACGAAGGATTCAGATTATGGTGTAGATAGAAGTAATGAACAGTCTACATATATTCCACTATATTTCAATGATACAACAACTGCTGGTGGAAATATTGCAAAAGCAACTCAAAACATTCCATTCGAAGCTGTAACTCCTAATATTCAAACCTTTATTCCAAATCTAACATCTGTCAACGCTCAGATTAGAACAGTCAGTGGAACAAGTATTAGTGGTTCAGAAACATCATTCATTGATCAAGGATATGAATCTGTAATTCTTAATAGAACAAATTATCTGAATTCTCCAAGAATTATTGCGTCTAAGGTAAATGAAAAGAATTTACTTCCAACTTTACCTGGAAATAAATCTCTTACAATGTCAATGAATCTGGCAACAGATAATACAAGGTTATCTCCTATTATTGATACAACAAGAGTCAATATAATTACAACTTCTAATAGAATCAATAGCGTATTTACAGACTATAAGACTGATCCAAGAGTTAATTCGTTCTTTGAAGATCCATCAGATTGTCAATATGTAACTAAAATTGTTAGATTGAAAAATCCAGCAAGATCAATCAAATTATTCTTATCTGCTCATATAAATGTAGATTCCGATATTAGAGCATTTTATGCAATAGATAATTCTGAGAATGGAGACCCAGTTTTCATTCCTTTCCCAGGATATCAGAATCTGGATGTTGATGGTGATGTTATTAATTTTGCAAATAATGATGGAACATCAGACAAGTTCATTGATAAAAATTATATTAATCAGTCAATTTCTACAATTGATAGTTATGCAAATTATGAATTTACTGCAAATAACTTACCAGACTTTAAGTATTTTAGAATTAAAATTGTATTGACATCAATAAATCAAGCTTACGTTCCTAAGATCAAAGACATGCGAGCACTCGCATTGGCATAATGAGTGATTATATTAAAGTAAAAGATAATGATGCTCTTTTGAGAGATCAGAAGAGCAATGCGATTGTTAATGACTCTAAATACGAATATGAGAAATATATGCGTCTAAAAAAACAAAAAGAAAATGAAGTGAATCGAGTTAAGAATATTGAAAATGAAATTAGTAATATAAAAGACGATGTTGACGAAATAAAAAATCTTCTTAAAACTTTTATAGAAAAATTAGGATAGTATGGGATTACTAAAAGTACCCTTTGATAAAATTGGGGCAACAAATAAAGTCAATATACAAATTGATCAATATTCAGATCTAATTTATGGAGTTGAAATTGTTGGATCTGGAAATACGATTATTAATATGTCTGGATATGCTTTTTCGGGAACAGTAAAAAAACATGTTGGAGCTTCTTCAACGGCATCTGATACAATAAACGTTGGATTTGATACTTCAAATATTTCAGTTGGAATTGTAACCGTTTTAATCAATTCTGGTTTAACAACAAATTTTGATAAAAATTCTCCAAGATACAAGTATGAAATTATTGCAACTGAAAATTCTTCTGGATATAAAAGGAGAATAATGGATGGAGATATTAATGTTAATGTCGGAATTACTCAAAACGAAAAACAAAATTTTTCAAAATGTATAGCAGTTATTGATGAATCTGACAGCTTTACCGATTCTCAATTTTATGAAAAGTGGCAAAATTTTAGATTAGTTTGGCCAAATAGACTTCACTATATACTGCAACCAACTTCAACTGGGATTGCAATTACAACAGATTTGGGTGTTCCTTCTAATTATGATAGTGGTTTTGGAACATCCATTCAAGTAAAAGGAGTAAATAGAGATAATGGGACCACTGCACTTGCATCTGATTGGTTTTCAATTGTAGGACTAAAAACTGGTTTAGATGTTAATGTTGCGCTATTCATAGATACTTCTGGAAGTATGACACTAGCAACCGTTCAAGCATCATATAATAAATTTATATCAACTTGTAGTTCTTCTGGAATTTTAATTAGAGAAGAATCAAATGGAAGTGAAGATTGGGTAGAACCTTTTACTGGATTACTATAATGACTCTTGTAAAATTAATCGGAAATAAAAAAACAACTGAAAATTTAGTGATACCAAAAGGTGTTAATTATGAACAACTTTTTTATGTTAAAGATTTTGATGGATCTGCAATAAACATTAGTGGGTTTTCTTCTTATGTTGTTAGTTCAAAAATGAAACAATATAAAGAATCGGTTTCATATGCAGCAACCTTTGTTACTACAATTTCTGACGCATCTAATGGAATAGTTAAAATTTCATTGAGCAATTCAGAAAGTTCAAAATTAAAAGTGGGAAGATATTTTTATGATGTAATACTAACGGTTGAGTCAAAAAGTGGTGTAGATATAGATTCTGATATACAAACAGTTAGAGTTGCAGAGGGGACAGTAGTGGTTGAGTGATAAATAAATCTAGGATATAAGAGAATAAGGAATTATTCATGGCTCAACCAGCATCGAGGGGAGAATTAATTGATTACGTAAAAAGAAAACTGGGAGCACCAGTTTTGGAGATTAACGTGTCCGATGAGCAAATTGAAGACCTTGTAGATGATGCTGTTCAATATTTCCAAGAAAGACATTTTGATGGCGTATATCAAACTTTTTTAAAATATCAAATTACCCAAGATGATATAGATAGGGGAAGGGCACCTGCAAAAAACTCTGTTGTTGGATTAACCACAGAAACTGTTACAACAACAATGGTTGGTGCTGCTACCACATTTACATACAACGAAAACAGCAATTACATCGAAGTTCCTCCATCTGTAATTGGAGTTACAAAAATATTTCGATTTGATGGGTCAAATTCTTTGACCAACAACATGTTTAGTATCAAATATCAATTATTTTTGAATGATATTTATTATTGGGGATCAACAGAACTTTTGACATATTCTATGACAAGAACTTACTTGGAAACTATTGATTTCTTATTGAGCACTCATAAACCGATTAGATTTAATAAGAGACAAGATAGACTTTATTTGGATGTTGATTTCCAAAGTTTAAATGTGGGAGATTATATAATTATTGATTGTTATAGACTTTTAGATCCAAATACATATGCAAGAGTTTGGAATGATTCTTTCTTAAAGCAATATTTAACTGCTCTCGTAAAAAAACAGTGGGGAATGAATCTAATTAAATTCCAAGGAGTAAGACTTCCTGGTGGTGTAGAACTCAATGGAAGGCAAATTTATGATGATGGACAAAGAGAAATTGATGCTCTCATGGAGAAAAGTTCATCTTATTACGAATTACCACCACTAGACATGATAGGATGATATGGCACTTAATCCGTTTTTTACTCAGGGAACATCCGCAGAACAAGGATTAATACAGAGTTTGATTAACGAACAACTCCAAATGTATGGAGTTGAAGTTTATTATCTTCCCAGAAAATATGTAACCAAAAAGACGGTTATTAAAGAAGTAATACAATCAAAATTTGATGATGCATATCCAATAGAAGCTTATGTGAATACTTATGATGGATATGAAGGACAGGGGACTATTTTATCAAAATTTGGTGTACAACCTCTAAATGATTTAACATTAATTATATCCAAAGAAAGATATGAAAATTATATTTCTCCGCTGATAAAAAATCTACCAAATATTGAACTATCAACTAGACCAAAAGAAGGTGATTTAATTTGGTTTCCTCTTGGCGATAGATTATTTGAGATTAAATTTGTTGAGCATGAGCAACCTTTCTATCAACTTCAAAAGACTTATGTTTATGAACTGAGATGTGAACTCTTCCGTTATGAAGACGAAGTTATCGATACGGATGTTGCAAATATTGATGATAATGTTAAAGAAGATGGGTATATTCAGACTCTCACTCTTGTTGGAATAGGATCAACGGCTACTGCTTTGACTACAATTAGAAATGGCGGATTACAATATATTCAATTGATTAATGATGGATATGATTATGAAAGTGATCCAATCGTAGCAATATCTTCTGCACCAGCAGGAGGAAAAACTGCATCGGCTCTAGCATTTGCAAACTCTGGATTTGGTATTAGTTCAGTTGCAATCTTAAATCCTGGTTTTGGATATATTAATCCACCAGGAATTAGTTTCATAAGTACAACGGGTAGTGGGGGAATTGCAACCGCAGGTATTGGAACAACTGGAACAGTGGGTATTGTAACAATCACAAGTGGTGGATCTGGTTATACAACTGCACCAATCATCACTTTCTCGGGTGCTCCTGGTGGAGGAACTACGGCAAAGGGATATTCAATTCTATCTGGAAATGCTATATCAGCGATCTACATTACTAATGCTGGATCTGGGTATACTTCTGTTCCATCAGTCACAGTTGCCGCACCCAATACACTCGGAGCAGGAAATTATGTATTCAATGAAATAATTACTGGTAGTAATTCTGAAACAACTGCAAGAGTTAAAAAGTGGACAGCATCAACTAAGGAACTTCAAATCAGTATTATTAACGGCAGTTTTGTAAATGGTGAGGCAATCACAGGATCAGAATCGGGAGCAGTATATGCATTTTATAGTGCAGAAACTCAGGATCTTGTCGATCCATATGCTCAAAATGATGTTATTGAACTCAATGCTGATGATATTTTAGACTTCACGCAAAGAAATCCCTTTGGCGAACCATAATTTAAAAAGTTGTTAAATAGTTTATATAATAGGATCAAAAAATGTTTGAATATTTTTATCACGAAATTTTTAGAAGAACTGTCATTGGATTTGGCACTCTTTTCAATAATATAAACATTAAACATAAGGACAATAGCAATAACACTTTTAGTGTGATGAAGGTTCCTCTTGCTTATGGTCCTACTCAGAAATTTTTAGCGAGATTGGAGCAGTCGGCAGATCTCAATAAACCAGTCCAATTGACATTACCAAGAATGTCTTTTGAATTTACTGGAGTTACATACGATCCTTCTAGAAAAACATCATCAACAAAATCTTTTACAACAAAAAATCCATCCAATCCAACACTTCAAAAAAAGATATTCATGCCTGTGCCTTACAACATGAGGTTTGAACTGTCAATTTTATCAAAAACAAATGATGATGCTCTTCAAATTATTGAGCAAATATTACCATATTTTCAACCATCTTATAATTTAACTATCAATTTAGTTGATACAATTGACGAAAAGAAAGATGTTCCAATTCAGTTGGAATCAATTTCAATGGATGATCAATATGAGGGAGATTATACTACAAGAAGAGCTCTTGTCTATACATTAATCTTTACTGCCAAAACTCATCTGTTTGGTCCTGTACAAGATAGTAAGATTATCAAGAAGGCTACTGTTGATGTTATGACTGGTATTGAGATTCCTAAGAGAGAAATGAGATATACAGTAACTCCTAGGGCAGTCAAAGACTATGACAATAGTATTGTCACTACTCTTGATGAAGATATTCCAGTTGGACAAACAATCTTTGTCGTGAACGATGCCGCAGGTCTATCTGAGTCATCATATATTTACGTGAATAAAGAAGAAATGTATGTTACTTCAATATCTGGCAATAAACTTACAGTTAAGAGGGGTCAGGATAACACAGTTGAAACGGAACATGTAAGAGGATCTGCGGTCAAAACAATTACAACTGCTGACGACGCTCTGATTGAAATTGGAGATGATTTTGGTTTCAATGAGACTGTTTCTTTCTTCCAAGACTTTAAAGAATTTAGTCCAACACTTAATACTGATATTGACCCATGAAAACCGATAAATTCAGCAAATTGAATGATGTATTTGATGTAGAAGGAGAAATTGTATCTGCTGAAAAATTATCAAAAGAAATACAAAAAGTATCTAGTAGCACGGACATCAGAAAAGACTATGAATATACAAGGGGAAACTTATATTCCATAATTGAAAAAGGTCAAGAAGCAATAAATAATATATTGGAATTGGCTCAGGAAAGTGACACTCCAAGAGCATATGAAGTTGCTGGTCAATTGATTAAGAGTGTTTCTGATGCAACTGATAAATTGATGGATTTGCAAAGAAAATTAAAAGACTTGGAAACAGAGGACACGCCAAAAGGGCCCACCACAGTTAATAATGCCCTATTTGTTGGATCCACAGCAGAACTTCAAAAATTATTGAAGCAGGGTTTATCTAATAGAGAAAATGCCTAGAACAAAAGATGAAAACCAAACAAATCTAGGCGATTTCTTCTCTCTTATCAAAGAGGAAAAAAAGAAGAAAGAAGAAGAATATCAGTCTCTTTTAGGAGACTTAAATTTTGTTCTGACTGAACTTGATAAAGTTTCTAAGATTTCTAATAAAAAATCATCGGATATAAAAGAATCAAAAAAAGATATAGAAATTAAAATAGAAGAACCAAAAATAGATATTAATAACTTATTTGAAGAACTTGTAGTATTAAAAAAGAAAGAAGAGAAAAAAAAGAAAAAAGAAACACAGGAAATAAAAGCATTTGAAAATTGGTTATTTAATGAGTCAATTGAAGTTGTAGATGAGTTTGTTACTCTTAACAAAGACAAACAAGAAACATCCGGATCGTTAATTGAAGTTCCTATTAAAGATTATGAAATTCCAATCGAAATTACTTTTGAGGAAGAAAATAAAGAAGAAGAAACAAATGAAGAAATTAACAATATTCAAAATGAGAATGAAGATTTAATTGATGAAATTTCGGATTCATCAGAAATTGAAAATGGTGAAAAAATCGAAGAAGAAAACCCATCAGTATCTCAGGTATTAAAAACTTTAAAATCTCTCATCAAAGATGATAATATTGTTGGAGAAAAAAATACCGAAATAGAAAGTCTTAAAAAAGAAGTGAGATATCTCAGAAATCTTCTTTATCAAGGTCTAAGAGATATTTCTGTTCAGGGTGGTGGTGGAGAAGTTCGTCTTGAATTCATGGACGACATTGACCGAGCAAGTGCAACTGTCAACAACAAGTTTTTGAAATACAATTCAACAACTGGCAAATGGGAAGGATCTGATGCATCTGGTGGAAGTTTAGTTACGTTAAGTGATGTCAACACCTCAAATTTGGCAAACAGGAGACTTCTTATTTACGAGGCATCTACAAGTACTTTTGTTTTTGTGGACCCGTCAGAAGTGATGGATCTTGCTGACAATATAGATGATGACATTATTGACTATGGAACTTTTTAATAAATAAACATAGCAAAGAATTTTTTACAATACAATGGCGGCACCTATTTTAAAATTTAAAAGAGGTTTACTTGCAAACCTCCCAGCATTGAATATTGGAGAACCTGGATTTACAACTGACAAACATGACTTATACGTTGGTAGTGCAGCAGGAAATAAACTCATTGGCAGTGGTAGGTTTTGGACAACAGAAACTGCATCAACTGGTGGTGCAGTAAGAGTATACGAAGCAACTGCAAATGGAACAAATTCAATTTCTTTTGCTGCCCCAGCAAACATTGCAGCAGATGTAACTTATACATTTCCATCTTCTCCAACAAATAATTATTATCTCAAAACAGACGGATCTGGTAATCTTTCTTGGGGAGAAGTTGTAAGTGATTTTACAATTGCTGCTGATAGTGGAACTCCTGACGTAGTAAGCACTGGACAGACAATAACATTTGCAGGAACTGCAAATGAAATTAATACGGCAGTGAGTGATAACCAGGTCACTATTGGAATGCCAGACAATGTTATTGTTGGTGGAGCATTGACAGTTACTACAAACTTGGTAGTAACAAAAGGTGCATCTGTTGGAGGAGCTTTAACTGTTACTGGTGCATTTGATGCTAATGGTGGTGCAGATATTAGTGGTGGAGAAACTGTCCTTTCATCAGCAACAGTTTCTGATTTAACTTCTGGTAGAGTTGTTCTTGCTGGCACAAATGGCGCACTTCAAGATAGCGCAAACTTAACTCATGGTGGTGGTGGATTAGTTGTAGGTGCTGGCGGCGTCAATGTTTCTGGTGCATCTACTTTTAGTGGAGGGAATGTTTTAATTTCTCAGAATTTAACAATCAATGGTAATTTGACTGTTAATGGAACTGAGACAATCATTCACACCGAAAGATTGGATGTTGAGGACAAAATTGTTGGTATTGCTTCAACATCCACTCCATCAGATGCTGGTGCAAATGGTGCTGGTATTGAAGTATATGGAGATAATAATTATACTCTACTTTGGCGGAATGCAACAGACTCGTGGGAAGTAAATCAAAATTTCTCCCCAAGTGCAGATGATAATTATGATCTTGGGCGTCCAACACAAGAATGGAGAAATTTACATGTAGATGGATTAGCGGAACTTGATGATGTCAATGTTTCAAGTGCAGCAACGATTGCAACATTAAGCGTTACAAATGTAACTGCAACTAATCTCAGTGGTACTATTGGCACAATTACAAGACTCAACACTACGAATCTTGTTGGAACTATTGGTACAATTACAACATTAAACAGTACTAGTGGTACAATTACTAACTTAACTGGTACTGCTGCTACTATTACAACACTAAACAGCACTAGTGGCACAATCACAAACCTAACAGGTACTGCTGCTACAATTACTACTCTGAATAATACAAATGGTACTATTACGAATCTTGTTGGAACTATTGGTACAATTACAACATTAAACAGCACTAGTGGCACTATTACCAACTTAGTTGGCACGATAGGAACTGTAACAAGAATCAATGCAACTAACCTAAGCGTTACTGGTGTTTCGACGTTTACTGGTGCAATTGATGCTAATGGTGGAGCTGACATTAGTGGTGGAGAAACAGTTCTATCATCTGCAACTGTCTCAGATCTTACTTCTGGCAGAGTTGTGTTGGCAGGAATTTTTGGATCCCTTGAAGATAGTGCAAACTTAACTTATGGCGGTGGTGGATTACTTGTTGGTGCGGGTGGAATTAATGTAACTGGAGTTTCTACATTTTCTGCCAGAGTTAACATTAATGGGTTGATGAGTGCCATTGACGTTAATGTTTCTGGTGCTGCAACTGTTGTTGGCAATTTAAAAATTGGTTCTTTAAAAGTCAATGATGCTGCTGGTGATACTGATGTAATTCGTTATGATGGAACTGCAAGAATTTTAGAAAACATCACTGTTGACGCTGGTGCTTTCTAATCTAAATAGATTAGATTGATTTTTTGACCATGGAAGATGAAATTCTTGAACTTAAAACTTGCATTGCAGTATATCAAAAAAAATATTCAGAGATAGCAAATTTAAATATTGGGTTAGAGTCTAAACTAATGTTTTTCTCTGAAAAGATAAAGGAGTTGGAAAAAATTATTGCAGATCAACAAGCAAGACTTGAAGGGACTAGTGTTGAAAAAATTCTAATTCAAAATCATCAGGATGTAATCTCAAAACATACTGATGTTACTCAAAAGGTAATTAATATTGAAAATCGCATATCTTATTTAATGAAACTGGATGAGCGTATGCATGATTTAGAAGGTGGAATGAATTGTATGAGAGATGCTGCGGAAGAACTCATAAAAGTAAAAGAAAAAATTATTTCACCTCCTCCTCCACAAATGGAAGAAAAAATTGTGTTGCCAAAAAGTAACAGTAGAAAAAAGAAAAAATTAGATTCTGATTTAAGTGAAAAAATTATGAATGTAGAGATACCAGTTGATGCAGAAGATTCCACAATTGCAGAGGATGGTGGAGAATTTTAATAAATAAAAAGCGATATATATCGCTTCCGACTTGACGTTACATAACGACTAAAAATGGCAGATTCAAAAATTAAGTTAAAGAGATCAGCAACTGCTGATAAGAGACCAACATTGGCAAATTTAGAACTAGGCGAATTAGCTCTAAACACTTATGATGGAACTTTGTATGTCAGGCAGGATACTGGCGGCGTAGGAATCGCTACAACGGTACGCGCAGTTAATCCTTGGGCAGAATCTTATGGTGCGGGTCATATTTCATATAATGGCAATGTAAGTATAATTGGAATTCTTACAGCAGCAACGTTTAGTGGTCAAATTAATGCTGGTGTAGGAACAATTACAAGATTAGACACAACTAATCTTACTGGAACAATTGGAACTGTTACAAGGTTTGATACAACCAACTTAACTGGCACAATTGGAACTGTTACAAGATTAAATTCAACAAACTTAAATGTAACTGGTTTTTCTACTTTTACCACGGAAGTTGATTTTACAAATGGTCCAGTTTCTATTGGAACAGCAACCTCAACTGGTACAGCAGCACAACCACTTCAAGTTACAGGTGGTGCTTATGTTTCTGATAATCTTGGTATAGGAAGCACAAATCCAACTGCAAAACTACATGTTATAGGAAATGCAATATACACAGGAATTATAACAGCATTTGATGGAAGATTAATTGCTGGTGTTGGAGTTCAGAGCACTGGAACTTACATTGGATCGGGAGTAACTACATTAAACTTTATTGGATCTGCGGTAAGTTCAATTACAACTCCTTCTGCAGGAATAAGCACAATCAAGTTAGATTTTACTGGGTTAACTGGGATATTTGAAAAAAATGAAACTCGTTTTACTGCAACAGGAGGGCAGACAAGTTTTAGTGTAAATTATGAAGTTGGATATCTTGATGTATTCTTAAACGGAGTTCGTTTAGCATCATCTGATTATACTGCAACAAATGGAACAACCGTAGGTATATCATCATCGACTTTTGATGGTGACGATGTTGATATTATTACATATCGACCAAAAACAGCCACAACTCCAAAGAGATCTGTTACAAACGCAACTGCATCTACTGGTCAGACATCATTTACAGTTTCTGCATATGATGCAAATACAAATTCAATAGATGTTTTCTACAATGGCATTAAACTCGATTCATCAGAATTTACAGAAATAAACTCAACAACAGTTGGCATCGCAACTTCTGCCAGAGCAAATGATATTTTGCAGTTTATCTCTCATCAATCAGATTTAAACTTTTGGACGGTAAGTGGTTCTACTCTTCATCGACAATCTGTAAGTGGCAACACTGGAATAGGAACAACAAACTCTTCGCACACATTAACTGTTGGTGCAGTAGGTGCTTCTGGTACAAGTCTTTTTGTTAATGGTAGTTCCCAAGTTGTCGGAAATTCTTTAATTGTAGGAATATCTACCATTGGGTTAGGAACCACTTCAACACCTCCAAATAATTCTCAAATGAGTTTTGAACTTATAAGTAACACTAATTTAAGAATTAAAGTACGAGGAACTGATGGAGTTTTAAGATCAGCAAACATTACCCTCGCATAAATAAATGAAAACTTATAAAGAGTTTCAAGAAGAGTGGAGCAATAAATATAAAAGAAGTATTGATTGCTCAAATCCAAAAGGATTTTCTCAAAAAGCACATTGTGCCGCGAGAAAAAAAAGAGCAAAAAGTGAGAAGACTAAATCAAAACCAGTTGAATGAACAATCCTCGTATTTCAAGAAAACCAGGACAACCTGCGGGATCAAAAAAACACTCTGATCTTTATACGGATGAAAATCCAAAAGGCACTATTCATGGGCTCGGATTTAAGGATGTTGAGACTGCAAAACAATCAGTAACTAAAATAAAAAAATCAAGTCGTTCACACGCTCATAAAATTCAAGCAGCTATCGCAATGGAACAAAGAGCAAGAGCATCTGGAAAAACATCAGAAGCAGCAGTTTACAGAAAATTCATTAACTCTATGAAAGAAAAAACAAAAGAAATGAATGAGGAAGGTCTTCGTGATTGGTTTGGAAAATCAAAATCAAAAGATGGAAAGCCTGGTTGGGTGAATGTAGTGACTGGTGGGACTTGTGCAAGTGATGAACCAGGAGAGGGAACGCCAAAATGCGTTTCTTCTTCTAAAAGGGCAAGTATGACAAAAGCAGAAAGATTGTCGGCATCCAGAAGAAAAAAAATCGCAGATCCCGGTCAACAAGAAAAATCAGGGGCTGCAAAACCAACTTATGTTTCTACCGATTCTCCAAGAAAAAAAATGAAAGAAGAAATAAACGTACAAGAAGCAAAAGATAAAAAAGGTAAAGGCAGTGGCAATAAAGATGCTTGCTATCATAAAGTAAAATTACGTTATAGAGTTTGGCCAAGTGCGTATGCATCTGGCGCACTCGTAAAGTGCCGTAAAGTTGGTGCTGACAATTGGGGAACTAAATCGGAAGAAAAAATAACTATAGAACAAATAATTCTTGGTGAAGAACTATGTGGCAAAGGTATGTATTGGTGCAACACAAACAAAGAATGTAAACCACTTCCAAAAGGATTTAATGTTCCTGGGCAGTCAGTAAAACCAACCGAAGTGGGGATTGGAAAACCTACAGCAGAAGAAAAGTTTTGTAATCATACAAAGAAAGGAACTACTTGCCCAATACACGGATCTAACGTGTGTCCAACTCTTGAAGAAAAAAAAGATCATGAATATTCCATGGCAAGATCAGAACTAAAAAATATTGAAGATGCAGTTAAAAAATTAAAAATGTCAATCGGAAAAGGTGAAGGAAATTTAGAAGCTTGGGTTCAATCAAAAATTACCAAGGCAGCAGATTATATTGATACTGCAGCAGATTACGTTGCAAGTGGAGAAATGAAGGAGCAAAAATTAGTTGATAAAATTTTAGATGAACTTTTAAATGAAAAATGCTGGCCTGGGTACAAGAAAAAGGGCATGAAAACAATGTTTGGAAAAAGATATCCAAATTGTGTGAAAGCAGAGGATGTAACCATTGAAGATGTTGATGGCAATACTTTTACAGAAATTGTTGATTTAATTGAACCAGAACCTATTAAGGGATTTAAGTCTCAAATTGAGGAAGCAACAAGACTGCAAGCTCAAACAGGAAACATTGTCGCTATTACGTTGTCTTGGAGAGGAAAGTATTATTCAATTCGTATGTTCTTCCCACAAGCAAAACTACCAAGTCGTCAAGAAGTAACAGATGAACTTCAAAAAATATACCCTGGATCAAAAGTTGTTAATCATGTAATATCTGAATTTACTCCTGGGCAACCATTGATTCAAACTGGTTCAGCAGGATTACCATCATATAGAGAACAAGTTGAATTTGAAGAAGATTGGCAAAAGGTAAACAAGTCTGATAAAACTGATGGAATGAGTCAAAAAGCAGTTAATGTTTATCGTCGCGAAAATCCTGGTTCAAAACTCAAAACAGCAGTTACTGAGAAAGATCCTGGTCCCGAAAGATCAAAGCGTCGTAAGTCCTTCTGTGCCCGCTCAGCGGGGCAGCAGAAGATGCATAACATTGATTGCTCAAAAGATCCAGACAAGGCAATCTGTAAGGCACGTCGTCGTTGGAGATGTTGAAAATGCAGATATTAACATACGTGCGGCACTGCGGCGGAGAGAAACAAAATAGTTAAATATTATCTATACCTTATCTATCATCTCTAACAAAGATATTCTAACCATATTTTGATATCTTGTCAAATGTCAGAATATTAGTATTAAATTTTACAACATTATAATTGGCATGATAGTATAGTCTATATACATTATGATTTTACTACTTGTAAGATTTTATCGGAGAAATCTATGCAACCTATCTTAACTGGTTTTTATATTATTCTCCTATTAATTGGGTTACTCTTTGCATATGGTGGTTACGAAAGCACTATACGCCTTTTTTCATATGTGGATCTAAACATTAGATACACTTGGATTGAGATTCAAATGTTTTTCATGAAGAGAAATCTCGAAAAGGAATTGAATCTACCAAGAACATCATTGAAAAAAGAAATAGAGGAACATTTAAATGAACATTGAAAAAGAACTGTCTGATCTTTCATTAGAAAGAAAAGAATGCCTCAAATGTGGTGCTATTTGGTTAAATGGTGAACATTATTGGTCTGGAACTGGTAAACGGGGAAATGAATTAGATCTTGCTGGACTTGTTTGTAATAATTTAGGTGATGACGCTTGTATCAATCCATGTAGAGGTATAGATGGTGGAATCACTTGGCAACAAAGAAATAAAGATCTTGAAAAAAATTTTCCAGAAGATTAATGCGATAGATATTATTCCATGAGATTAAAATTATGTCAAGAGGCATGTTGACCCGAATAGATATGCTTCATAAAGTTTATGGTTTAAAAAAATTACTTTATGAAAATTCTGATATTTTTAAAAACTTTTCTGAGGAAAAGAAAAGGGGGGCGAACGAAGTATTAAATCGAATTCTGGATATCATCAATGAATATTACCAATGAAGACTTAAAGGATCTTCAAAAAAGAGTCAATAAAGCATTTGAGAAACTTCCTATTCCGAAACTCAATACCAAAGAGTTCAGACTCCCATTTTAATAAATAACTAAAAATTATTTGTAAAAATGGACGCACAAGACTATCACAATCTTCAAGAAGCATATATGGAAGTTGTTGAAAATCAGCAACTTGATGAAGGTTATCAAGAACCAAAATTTGGAAAAAAAGATTATATTAAAAAACTCTCCAAGGGAGGTGGTATGGGAATGGGAACTCCAGAAGACCCTCACGGTTATAGAGACCCAAAAATGGCAAAAGTAGGTGCCGAGTTTTCAAAAAGAAAAACTGCTGCTGCAAAAGCAAAGAAAACTGGACAACCAGATAGTTACAGAGCAGAAAAGGAAGCACAATCAAAACTAAAAAAAGAACAAGTAGATTTATACGACATTATCCTTTCACACTTACTTGATGAAGGATATGCTGAGACACCAGAAGCAGCAGAAGCAATTATGGTGAATATGAGTGAAGAATGGAGAGAGAATATTATTACAGAAGTAAACCAGGAACCATTACCACCAAAAAAACCATTCAGAAAGAAAAAACCTCCTTTTGTTAAACCATCTTCCACTTGGAAATATGGTTCAGGATATGCAGATCAGGGGCAGGGAGGCACCAAGGTTAGAACCACCCCTAAGGACTGGGATGAGTAAGCATTAAAAGAACAAGTAGATTTATACGACATCATCCTCTCACACCTTCTTGATGAAGGATATGCAGAAACACCAGAAGCAGCAGAATCAATTATGGTGAATATGAGTGAAGAGTGGAGAAACTCTATTCTTGATTGATAAATACTGGGAGTATTAAGTTATTCTAATGGCAGACAGAGACCCGTACATTTACAGAATCCGTGAGATTCATAAGGTAGTCGATGGTGATACGATAGATGCGGATATTGATTTGGGTTTTGATATTTCCCTTACTAAGCGAATTCGTCTTGCTGGTGTTGATACGCCTGAATCACGCACTACGGACGCATACGAAAAGAAACTTGGACTTGAATCAAAAGAGTGGTTGAAGAAGAAAGTTGAGGGTGCGAAAGATATTCTCATTAAGACCGAACTTCCAGACAGCACAGAGAAGTATGGTAGAATTCTGGGACATTTGTTTATCAATAATAAACCAACATCACTGAATGAGCAGATGATAGTTTCCGGTTATGCCTGGTCGTATAAGGGAGACAAAAAAGTAAAAGACTTTGAGATGTTAAACACTATTAGACGACAAAGAGGAACTCTGGTGGAATAAATAGTGATGCTTCCAGAGGGTCAAGTAGAATTAGAAAGCACAAGCAGAGATGCATATTCTAAGGTTCTCATTCTTGCTGTTGGATCATTTCTTGGCGATACGGCTTTTAAAATAAAAAGTAAAACAAACAAGACAAATAAAAATAAAGATGATTCTGTGAAAATATAGGAGTAGTTAAATGGTTGAAGGTGTATATCTTGGTAATCCAAACCTCAAAAAGGCTAACACTCCAATTGAGTTCACTGGTAGTCAGATTGAGGAATTTATTAAGTGCAATGATGATCCAGTTTATTTTGCAAAAAATTATGTAAAGATCGTTTCTCTCGATGAAGGTTTGATTCCTTTTGGAATGTATCCATTCCAAGAGAATCTAATCCGAAACTTCCATAATCATCGATTTAATATTTGTAAGATGCCAAGACAGACTGGTAAATCTACCACTGTTGTTTCATACTTACTTCATTATGCGGTTTTCAATGATAATGTAAATATTGCAATTCTTGCAAACAAAGCATCAACAGCAAGAGATCTCCTTCAAAGATTACAACTTGCTTATGAAAACCTACCAAAATGGTTGCAGCAAGGTATCATATCCTGGAACAAAGGTAGTTTAGAGCTTGAAAATGGCAGTAAGATATTGGCAGCTTCTACATCTGCAAGTACTGTCCGAGGCGGTTCGTACAATGTCATCTTCCTCGACGAATTCGCGTTTATTCCAAACCATATTGCAGACCAATTCTTTGCATCTGTTTATCCTACTATTTCTTCTGGTAAAAGCACAAAAGTCATAGTCGTTTCAACACCACACGGTATGAATCATTTCTACCGCATGTGGCATGACGCAGAACGGGGTGATAATGAATATATTCCAACAGAAGTTCATTGGACAGAAGTTCCTGGAAGAGACTCTGAGTGGAAAAGACAAACAATTGCAAACACTTCCGAATCTCAATTTAAAGTTGAGTTTGAGTGCGAATTCCTTGGATCTGTCGATACTCTTATTGCTCCAAGTAAGCTACGATCTCTTGTATATGAAAACCCCATCAAGAAAAATGCTGGGTTGGATGTATATCATGAACCGGTAAAAGAGAATGATTACATTGTAACGGTTGACGTTGCAAGAGGAGTTGGTAATGATTATTCTGCTTTTGTAGTTATTGACATTACAACATTTCCTCATAAGGTAGTAGCGAAATATAGAGATAATGAAATTAAACCGATGCTTTTTCCATCGGTAATTTATGAGATAGCAAAAAGTTATAACAACGCTTTTATTTTATGTGAGGTAAACGATGTTGGTGATCAGGTTGCATCGATTCTTCAATATGATTTGGAATATCAAAATCTTCTCATGTGTTCTATGAGAGGAAGAGCGGGTCAAATAGTCGGACAAGGATTTTCAGGAAAGAAAACTCAACTTGGTGTGAAAATGTCAAAGACAGTTAAAAAGATCGGTTCTCTTAATCTCAAAACAATGATTGAAGAGGACAAACTTTTTATCAATGACTATGATATTATTTCTGAACTTACAACATTTATTCAAAAGAATAATTCATTTGAAGCAGAAGAAGGATGTAATGACGACTTAGCAATGTGTCTGGTAATCTATTCTTGGTTAGTTGCTCAGGATTATTTTAAAGAACTTACTGATCAGGATGTGAGAAAAAGACTTTATGATGAGCAGAAAAATCAAATTGAACAAGACATGGCACCATTTGGATTTATTTCTGACGGTCTAGATAGTAATACAACATTTGTTGATGCGGATGGTGATAGATGGTATAGTGATGAGTATGGTGACCGTTCTTATATGTGGGAGTACATGTAAATGGAACTAGAATTAGAATTAGATGATCAATTTAAATTTGGGCATCTATTACTTAATGAACGAAAGTGTAGAATATGTGGAGAAATTAAAAGTTTAACAGATGGATTTTATAGAACTCATAAAGACAGAGGTGCAGTTGCTTCTTCTTATTCTTATGAATGTAAGTTGTGTACAGTTGAAAGAGTCACAAAATCTAGAAAAAAATTAAAGAGACCTAAGAAAAAACTAAACATTGAATGGGAATATCCAGATTGGTAGTGTTCACCCAGGATTTCCCCTGTGAAAAAAAGGAAATAATAAATAGTTTTAGTTAATTTTAAGGTTTCGGAGAAAAAACGAATGGCTACTCCACAATTGTCTCCTGGTGTAAGAATTAGAGAGGTTGATTTAACAGTAGGGAGAGCTGATAATGTAAATCCTACTACTGGTGGTATTGCAGCTCCTTTTGAGAGAGGTTCAATAGAGGTTCCTACTCTTATCGAAAACGAAGCAGATCTTCTCAATACTTTTGGTGAACCATACAGCACGGATTCACACTACGAATATTGGATGAGTGCATCATCATATCTTGCGTATGGTGGCAATCTGAGAGTCGTTCGTACAGACGATGACGATCTCAAAAACGCAAATGCTGGCGTTGGTATCGCATCTACAACTACTCTGAAAATCAAGAGTTACGATGATTACTCTGAAAATTATTCAGAAGCCACTAACTTCGTATATGCTGCTAAGGATCCAGGTTCTTGGGCAAATGGTCTAAAAGTTTGTCAGATTGACGATCTTGCAGATCAAAGAGTTGGTATTGCAACAACCAATTTGGGCGCAATTGGTGCAAGAATTGGTTTTGGTGTTACTGTTGGAATTTCAACTGTATTGGCTGGTGGTGGTTCAACCAGTGTGTTCAGCGGATATGTAAAAGCAATTGTTACTGGTGTATCTACTGATTCGACCAATAGCAATAGCACAATTGATATTAAGATTATAAGTAGAGTTTCTACCGCAGGAACAGAAACTCAAATTACTTATGCAGAAGGAAATGAAACTTCCGCATATGTTGTTGGAAAAACTCTTACATTTATGAATTCATCAGGTGTTGGAACTGATGGGGGAACTGGAAAGGGAGTTGGAGTTCTTTCAGTTCAAACTGCGGTTGATTGGTATGATCAACAAACTCTTGGTCTTTCTAATGCAACAGTTTACTGGAAAACGATTGCGCCAAAACCAGTATCAAACGCATACTCATTAGATAGAAACGGAAAGAACGATGCGGTTCACGTTGTCGTTGTAGACGATAATGGTTCCATCACAGGAAACCAAGCAACACTTCTTGAAAAGCACCTCTTCTTATCAAAAGCAAAAGATGCTATTTCTAGCGTAAATTCTCCACAAAGAACTTACTACAAGAACTATCTTGCAGAAAATTCTGCATACGTCTTTGCAGGAAACAACCCTTCAAGTGCAGTTGACGCATTCCACGGAACTATCCCTGCTGCAACAGGATTCTCCACCAACTTTACTCCATATACAGTAGCTGCTGGAACTTGGGGTCAAAACGCACAAAGCATTACATTCTCCTCAGTAGGAAAAGTTACTTATTCACTCGTGGGTGGTAAGAACTACTCAGGTACAGAAAGTCTAACTTCGACAGGAGCATTAACTGCAACTCTCGGAAAACTTTCAACTGCTTATGATAAGTTCCTCGATGATAGTGAAGTTGATATTGACTTCCTTATCATGGGTCCTGGACTTGGAACAAAAGAGGAATCCCAGGCAAAAGCAAATAAACTAATTGCGGTTGCTGATACTAGAAAAGATTGTATTGCAGTTATCTCGCCATATAGAACATCTGTTGTTAATATTACAGATACAGATACACAAACTGATAATGTAATTGACTTCTTCTCTGCAATTACATCTTCTTCATACGCAGTCTTTGATTCTGGATACAAGTACATGTATGACAGATTCAATGATGAGTTCCGTTACATTCCATGTAATGGTGACATCGCTGGATTGATGGCAAGAACCACAAGAGATTCATTCCCATGGTTCTCGCCTGCTGGTCAACAAAGAGGAGTTCTGTTGAATGCGGTTAAACTTGCATACAACCCAACTAAGGCACAAAGAGATCTTCTGTATCCAAGAAGAATTAACCCAGTTCTGAACAAACCAGGTATTGGAGTTCTACTTTTTGGTGATAAGACTGGTCTAGGTTATGCATCAGCATTTGATAGAATTAACGTTCGTCGCCTGTTCCTCTATGTTGAGGAAGCACTTCAAAGAGCAGCAGATGCTCAACTCTTTGAATTCAACGATGAAATCACAAGAGCAAACTTCGTCAACATTGTCGAACCATTCCTCAGAGATATTCAATCGAAGAGAGGTCTTTTTGATTTCCTGGTTATTTGTGATGAGACGAATAACACCCCCGACATCATTGACAATAATGAGTTCCGTGCAGACATTTTCTTGAAGCCAACCAAGTCTATCAACTTCGTTGAATTGACTTTCATAGCAACAAGAACTGGCGTCAGCTTCAATGAAGTCGCTGGTCGCGTCTGAGACAATTAACAAATAAAACCAACTACGGAGGAACCTAAAAATGGCTCTCAGAACAATCTCAAACTTCAAATCAAAACTTCAAGGGGGTGGCGCTCGTCCTAATTTATTCGAAGTTGACATCCCTACTTTCCCCACCGCGGCCGTCCGTTCTGAAAATGGTGCAACCTGGGGATCGAATGAACAAGAAACATTTAAATTTCTTTGCAAAGCAGCTGCTCTCCCAGCATCAAACATTGCTCCTATCGATGTTCCTTTCAGAGGTCGTATTCTGAAAGTTGCAGGAGATCGTACTTTTGATACTTGGACCGTTACAGTTATCAATGATGAAGATTTCCTTCTCAGAACTCAGTTTGAAGCATGGATGAATGCAATCAGCAAACTTGACAACGCTTCTGGTGCAACAAATCCATCTTCATACATGACTGATGCATATGTTTATCAATTGGGTCGTGGTTACAACGCTGGAAGATTCTCAACCACCACTGATAGTTCGGATGCTGCTGGCGCTGGTGGAAACGTTGCTTCTCCAAAACTGAGATCATATCGCTTCTACGATATCTTCCCAACCAACGTATCACAGATTGATCTTTCCTACGATACTGGTGATACAATCGAAGAGTTCACAGTTGAGTTCCAAGTTCAGTACTGGACAGCAGGAACACCAACTGATCTTGCTAATGATGTGGTCGCCTGATCTAATTGGATAAATAGAGCAGTAAGAATACTGTTCGGTTCTATAAATGGCTAGATTATTTGGCTTTTCAATTGAGGATGATAACAAGTCATCCAAAAATATACAGTCCCCCGTTCCGCAAAATGATGCGGACGGGGTTGACTATTATGCGACATCGGGAGCTGGATTTTATGGTTCTTACTTAGATCTTGAAGGAGTTTATAAAAATGAGAATGATCTTCTAAGAAGATACCGCGAAATGGCGCTCCATCCAGAAGTCGATAGTGCTATTGAAGATATCGTAAATGAAGCAATCGTATCAGATACAAATGATAGTCCTGTTCAAATAGAATTATCAAATTTGAACGCTAGTGATGGCATAAAAAGAAAAATCAGAGAAGAATTTAAATATATTCTAGAACTTTTAGATTTTGATAGAAAGGCGCATGAAATCTATCGAAACTGGTATGTCGATGGTAAACTTTTTTATCATAAAGTTATTGATTTAAAAAACCCTCAGGAAGGAATTAAAGAATTCAGATACATTGACGCAATGAAAATGCGTTATGTAAGAAAATTAAAGAAGAATGCTACTGTTCAATCAAATACTCCTATTTTGATGGCAAGTCATCCAGATTCTCCTTTAAAATATGAGTTTCCTGATATTGATGAATTTTTCATTTATACACCAGATTCAATTGCTTCTGTTAGCAATACTCTTTACAATGGACCACAAAAAAATATTACTATTACAAAAGATTCAATTACATATTGCACGTCTGGACTTGTAGATAGAAATAAAGGTTTGGTTCTTTCTTACTTACATAAAGCCATTAAAGCACTCAATCAACTTAGAATGATTGAAGATTCTTTGGTCATTTATAGATTATCAAGAGCACCAGAACGTCGTATTTTCTATATTGACGTTGGCAATCTTCCTAAAATTAAAGCAGAACAATATCTTCGTGATGTTATGATGCGTTATCGCAATAAACTTGTTTATGATGCGAATACAGGAGAAATGCGTGACGACAAAAAGTTCATGAGTATGATGGAAGACTTTTGGCTTCCTCGTCGTGAAGGTGGTAGAGGAACAGAAATTTCAACTCTTCCTGGTGGTCAAAATCTTGGAGAAATTACCGATATTAAGTATTTTCAAGAAAAACTTTATAGATCATTGAATGTTCCCACATCTAGAATTGGTGGAGAAGGTGGATTTAATCTTGGTCGATCATCAGAAATTTTAAGAGATGAAGTCAAGTTTAGTAAGTTTGTTGGAAGACTAAGAAAAAGGTTTTCTACAATGTTTAATGACATGCTGAAAACTCAACTAATCTTAAAAAATATTGTAACTCCCGAAGATTGGGATTTGATGCAAGAACATGTACAATATGACTTCTTATATGATAATCATTTTGCTGAACTAAAAGAAGCAGAGTTGATGACTGAGAGACTTAATCTTGTCGCAACTGCTGAACCATATGTCGGCAAATATTATTCCAAAGATTATGTTCGCCGTCAAATTCTCAGACAAACTGATCAACAAATTATTGAGCAGGATCAATTAATTAAGAAAGAAATCAAAGATGGTATTCTTCCAGATCCTAATGCACCAGTTGATCCTGCAACAGGTGCTCCACTTGGAGATCTTGGAGCACCTGTGGTGGAACCAGAAATGGATGGTTCTGCAACAGAAGCCAGCGGAAAGCAAGTTGAAATGCCGAAAGGTGGCGAGATATAAATAAAAACGAAAACTTAGAGCAACACAATGGATGATTTAATGAATTTAATTATTGCGGACGAAAGTCCATCACAAATTAGTGACTACATTAAGGACGTTTTATTTGCAAAGAGCGCAGATAAAATCGAAGCACTCAAACCAGAGGTTGCCACTAAAATGTTTGAGTTTGATGCAGAAGACACAGAAGGATAAATAGATATAGTTGAGTACAAAGAATAATGACACTTAAACCAGTAGGTATTGGCACATCATTTGCAATAACAGTAACAAGCGCAAAGTCTACCGCAATTTCCGTTCAATCTGATACTCTCAGATTAACTGCTGTAACTTCTGGTGCAAACGTTGCAATTGGAACTGAACCAACAGCAGATGTTATTGACTTTTTTATTCCAGCAGGATCTTCTGAAACTCTGGCACTGTCACCAGCTTCTCAAAGAGTTGTTGGTATTACTACTGGTGCAACAACTATTTTACATTTTCCTGAGGGAACTGGATCACCATTTGATGTTGGAGATTACTTATCTTTAACTGGTGGAACTCAGAGTGATTTTAATTTTACACATAAAGGTGTAATTTCGGTGAATACTACTTCTAATGTTGGTGGGTTTTATTCAACAAGAATTACTGTTGATCACGATTCAAGTGCTGTTACTGCGGCGTTTACTGATAAAGATTGCGTTGCAAGAAAGTCCATTAAAGTAGCAGCAAGAACTGCTTCTGGAACAGGAGTTCTTTACATTCACCAAGTTCAAATTTCAGGACAAGCCTAAAATGAAACTCATCAGAGAAGAAATCGAAAACGTAGAAGTTATCGTAGAATCCCGTAACGGTAAAAAATCACTTTACATAGAAGGTGTATTCCTTCAGGGTGATATTAAAAACCGTAATGGACGTATGTATCCAATGGAAACGCTCCGCCGTGAAGTTGGTAGATACAACGAAACTTATATCGAAAAAGGAAGAGCTCTTGGTGAACTTGGTCATCCAGATGGACCAACTGTTAATCTAGATAGAGTTTCTCATAAAATTGTTTCCCTTAGAGAAAGTGGAAGTAATTATATTGGTAAGGCAAAAATTTTATTAACTCCAATGGGAAAAATTGCAGAGTCACTTCTTTCGGAAGGAGTAAAACTTGGTGTTTCTTCCCGAGGAATTGGTTCTCTTTCTGTCAATAGAGAGGGAGTTAATATTGTTTCTGATGACTTTATGTTAGCAACAGCAGCAGATATTGTTGCAGATCCATCTGCCCCAGATGCTTTTATTGAAGGCATTATGGAAGGTAAAGAATGGGTTTGGGATGGTGGCATTCTCCGCGAAAAGAGAATGGTATCAATGAAAAACACAATAAATACCTTGGTTGCACAAAAACAATTAGATGAGAAAAAGTTGGATCTTTTCAACGATTTTCTCGCAAATCTTTAATTTATAAATAAATATAGTTATAAACAGGTAAATCGGAGAGTTTCAAATGTCTGGTGGTAACTTACAAGAGATGGAGACAGCAGTGGGCAAGCAATCAAAAACATCAGTAAATGCTGGCGCGAAAGCTGGTGATTCCATGCCAAAACTGCAAAATGATGGTTCTCAGTTAGGTAGCATCGAAGATCTCGGCGGTCCAACACCTGAGAATTATAAACCAGATGATGATTCTGCAAAATTGAGAGAACCTTCACTCAAAACCGTCAAAGACATCGTAAACAAGGGCGCAAAACCTGCTGACCCAATGCCAAAGATGAACAAAGAAGAATCTGAGGTAGATGAGG